TTTTCCAGAGAAATACAACTGAAGAAACCTATTTTTCCACCACTTCCTGCCATAAACATGTACAAATGAGTATACACTCAAGTAATGGTCTCATAGTTCACAAATATTGTATTCTCAGAAAGTGTAACCAAAAGTGTAACTTTTTCATACATTGTATAGATTCTCTAATGACCCTTTATACCGCTTAATAACGTTGCCATCTTCGTGAGCAGCGTAGACTTTGTTTATCATATCCGTATTTTTATGCCCTGTCAAAAGTTTTAATTCTACCGCAGGAATTCCTTTACGGATAGCAATAGTAGTAAAGGTATGCCTAAACAAGTATCCAAAAAAGGGACGCTCAATGCCTGCATTGCGAGCGATAATTTTAAGTGACTTAGCTAAAGCCTCTGCATTACAAGGCGTCTGAGGGTCGGTTACTTTCGGGAAAACCCATGGAGAATTAGGGACTCGTTCATAGAAAGAACGTATTGCTTCACAACATATAGGAGGCAAATATACAGTACGCTGACCTGCTTGTGTCTTGGTTAAATTACGGATACAAAAATGGTCTACGCTCCCTGCCACCGTCTTACGAATCTTAGCGGTACCCCTTTCTAGGTCAACGTTTTTGCGCTCCATTCCTGCGAGTTCACTGGGGCGTATGCCAGTATATAACAATATTAAAACGACATGCCTGTGTCGTTTAGCCACTCTGTTGTGGGATGTAAACAGATACTTCAACAGCTTTTCCATGTCTTGTTGTGATAATGGGGAACGGTTTTGCTTTTCCTTCACAATATGCTTCGGTAGTGTAATGAAATCAGTTGGGTTGCTTGAGATAATCCTTTGCTGATAGCACCAAGTGAAGAATCGCCGTAACAACAGGTATACTGGCTTAGGAGCAGCTGTTTTGTTCATATCATTAATAATTCTTTGTAGAAGCGTTGGCTGTACATCACTCATCCTTACACCTAGCAGTTTGGGCTTAATATGCTTCTTAAGTTGCAAGTGGACACGCTTTACTGACGCTTGTGTGCGAAAATTAGGGATGACATAATTTTTTATATACTCTTCAAGATATGGGAGAGCTAGCGGGTTCCTTACAGGTGTCTTAGTAAGCGTTTTAAGGGCGTATTTTCGCTTACCAACCCAATCGTTACGGCAAGCCTCTACTTCCTTTTTGGTCTTGAAGCACTCAGAGCTTTTGTATTGGATAGAGCCGTCGTCATTATATTGGACTGGGAATTGAATGAGCTGATAATACACCTTGCCAGAACTATTTTTCTTCTTTTGGATTTTACCTCTTCCTGTTAACGGGGGATAATTCATAACTATGTCTCCTTTCAATGCCTACCTCCCCAATTTAATTATATCATAGGTAATAAAAAAAAGGCCACCGCCATAAGCGATAGCCTAGTAATATAATCAATGGAACACTTGATACAATCCAAATGTCCCTGCAATAACCATCCATGTGTCCCGTTGTCGTTCAAGCCTACTGATTGTCCGCTCCATAACCTTAATTTGCTCTGTCAATTTCGTCAAAAATTCTTTGTTGCTCATGAGCAAGCTGTTGACTTCGTTCAATCGTTCGTTCTGCTTCGTCAATAAGTCCTGAGCGATGGTCAAGCGAGTCTTGCAGTCGTTGAGTTGATTTTGAAGCATCAGTAAGGTCTGTTTGTCCTCGTTCGAGTTCTGTTTGAGCAGACTGATTATCCCTTCGAGCTTCGTTATTTGCATCGATTGCTCGTCCATTATTTCTTTCAATCTGTTGTACTGACTGTATTGCATCGTTACCGTAGCGTTGTCCTGTATGGACGTAGTATCGGTAGCAAAAGAGACCACCGATGATAACGATAAGAATACAGCCAATAATAATGTATATATGCTTCTTTTCCACATTGTATCCTCTCTATGACGCGAATAGAAGGACTTCACGAGTCGGGATGATACAACTATCCTTCCCTTTAATGCCAGTTCTCGAATCACGTTCCCAAACGCTCTGGTAGCCATTTATGTTGTTCCTAGCGTACTCGCTAATGTAAATATCGTAGTTTTCTTTATTTGCCTCTACCCAATACAAAAACTTATCATAATCGAATGTGCTTTTGTAGTAGTGGTTATAAGTGCCTTTATATGGTGGGTCACAGTACACAACGGCTCCCTTAGGAATCAATAATTCGCTATAGTCGCTACACGTGAATTGTACCCCTCCCAGTTTATCTCGTTGCTTCATAAGCGAATTATGAGCACTTAACGCATAACTTCTTCCTCTACTACATTTAGCGAAACCACTTTTCCAAGCACCGCCAAAACTACACCCAATCAAGATAAACCCGGTCAGTGCAGGATTTTCGTCCGGATGTGCACTTACGTAACGATAATCATCTTCTGTCGCATGCGTTGGCGGTTCCCATCCGTTTTGTACTGCTTTAAGCAGCGCAATTAAATACGGATTATTATCGTTAGCGATACGCATAGACGCTGTTGTAATCTTATCTACAATATTGCATGCACCACAAAATAGGTCAACGAATGGCCGCCCCTTGGTAATCGGATTCAGAATAGCTGCAATATCTTTACTGATTCTGAATTTCCCTCCCATGTAATGCATTTATACCCTCGCTAACGCATCATTACATTCATTGCGGAAGCGTTCGTTCAGACTATCACGTAATGAACTTTGATTCCATTCCCATGAGCTACAAACGTTGATATATATAGCTTGAATCATTTGCGCATCAAAATCGGGAGCGTCTACATAACTCAGATTTGGATAGCCAATGGACTGTACTGCTTCCATAAACATATCCGCAATGTTACCGGGGCCGTATTGTACGGCTCTGCTCCACACGACATCCTGCATAACTTCGTTATGGTTTTCGATGTGGTACCCAAGGGAACCCAACGTTTCTATGGCAGGGTCGTAATATGCGTACTTAATGTAATCATGCTGTGACTGCGCAAAGTCGTCACGGTTGCCGCTATTGGCAAGCCACGTCCATGCATTATCAAAGGCTTCACTACACAGGTCGTATTTTGCAAGCTTGTCACCGAACCAATAATGGTTCGCTTGGAGCCAGTCTACGTATTCCTGTAAAGAGCCTGCGTTAGAGCTAAACTGATACGTACCGTAGCTTTTACCACCTGGGTCGCCATAACCGCTACTGATACAACCGCAATCGCCGTTGCTTTCATATTGTGCTGATAAATCACCTAACATTTATGTTTCCTCCGTAGTAATTTCTGTTGCTTCTGTTGCTGTAATTTCTGTATCTTCTGTAATTGTCCCACCTAAGGTTGATAATGTACCTGCTGTATAGCCGTCTTCTACCACAATCTTTACTGTGAAGACCATATTGACGTATCCATCAAAGGAGTCCGTATGGTCTAAGCCGTCGTCTGTTGTGACCGTAATGGTTTGATGTTCCGTCTGCGTGATAGTAACGTGCGCTTTAGTCGCCTGGAGCCAGTTTACGGTGGCATTTGTTGCGCCCCATGGTTGACCTGTAATTGCCTTATAAGATTTATTGAGATTAATCGTCTGGATAGCCGAATCCGTAAATGCATTAGAGCCAATCGTGTCCACATTCTTTGGCACAATAATACTTTGTAATTTGTGGCAACCAGAGAACGCACCGTTTCGGGTATGCTGTAGTGATTCTGGTAAATTGATACCTGTCAACGTTCCATCCAATAAAGAAGCCAACGTAATTGTGGCTTGCTCTACTGGATTATTTTGATTAACTCTTAGATGGACACTAATGTCTGGAAGAGAAGAAGTTAATGCAACTTTGACGTTTGCCATAATATTTACCTCGTTACATCATCCATAAGGCGATAATGATATGGACCAAAGGTTTCAACGATGTTCTTCCCATTGCTATCATTGACATAAAGCTCAATGTCATACCAATATGCCCCTGCAGGTACGTTAATGGTATCTTCTGGAGCAATATCAATGTGACCATTAACAATGTCTTTTTGTAAGACATACCCGACATCATCCAAGTCTCTTTTAATAGAAAATTTACCAGTGTACAGATTATAAGGAATAGGCAACGCATCGACGCATACATTCACGTCAAAGCCACCAGTATCCCCTTTAGTGTGATAAATATAGTTATTTGTGATTTTAAACATAATTTTCCTTTCTATTTAGGAATAGGACGAATAGGAGGCGTACACTGCTTATCCTTCCGTTCATCCTCAAAAGCATCATTAACACCGTCATGGTCATTATCTGGGTTAGACAAGGCTTTTCCAAAGAACATCAACGCACCAACCAATGGCGCAGATGTGATTTGCCCAATGAATGAAATCATTAATGCAAATTCTGCGTGCCCTGTATATATCCACGCCCAGACCCATGCACCAATAAATAGTACGACGCTGATGATAAGCAAGAATAAAAAAAGATATACCATGATACGAGGCATACCCTTTATTTCTAGCTTATTAGTTTTTTCTAGTGCTACGGTAAGCATTTGTTGGATTTTACTTATCATGTAAATCCCTCATAGCTTCCATTAAGTCACTTATCATTTCCCCGTGCTCCGAAATCCGCTTATGAGCATTCTTGGTGGATTCTTTAAGTTCTGCTAATTCTTCTGCCATTTGCTGACGTTTTTCTTCAACATGATTGACATACGAATGTAAATCCTTGATGACCGTTTGGAGATTAGTAATCGCTGTATTAAGCGGCTTAATTACGGAAAAGTCAAAGATAGCACCGATAAGCCCCAAAATGGCTACGATAGCACTAATTGCGGCTATAGTAATTTCCATTTATTCTCCTTTCTTGCTATGCCGTACGTACCCAGAAATGAACAAGGTATGCTGGTGGTTGAACGGTTGTAGAGTTGCCGTAAATGTTCGAGGAACGACTTGCCTTAAAGGCGAATGCCCCTGCTGGGCTCCTCGTGCCTGACATAGAAAACGGAAACCATGCGTCAGAATTCCACCAATTGCTCTTGTCATAATAGAAAGCACCATTACTCCAGTCATCATGAGCAAACAAGGATATATTTCCCGTAATATCTGGTAATCCAGCTTCCACCGTCGTTCCTGCTGTTTGTCCGCTCGTTACACCTTGCAGTACCCTGCCTTGACTGATTTCTTGCCATTCACCCATATCAAATGGCTTACCATCTTTGATTGTCGTATAGACACTGCCAACGGGATGTATCATATCGAATAAGGCTTGTAATCTTTCGTCTCGTATGGTAAACGTTGCTGTTCCGTCTTGTATATTCATTTATATCACCCTCCATAACAAATATAATATTTCACGGTGTATGCAGGAGGCTGTACTGTAGTGGACTTGCCGTAGATTGCATTACTATAAGAAGCATTAAGGTTTGTTTCAGCAGAAAGGACTCCCGTTCCTGAACTGGGAGACAGAACATACGTAGCAGAATTTTCTGTTCTCTGTATAAACGCTCCTCTTTGAGAGCCGATAAACGACTTCCAAGTATACCCAAAAAAAGTCCCTATAATATTAGGCAAGCCTGCTTCTACCACCTGTTTAGCTATATTACTTCCCTGTAAAAATCTACCCACTAAATTAGGCAACTTTCCATCTTCAAAAATCTGTGCTAGTTGGACGTACTTTGCTGTATCAAAAGCACTACCATCGCACAACAATAAATGCTCGTGTGCTTTAGGTCCGCTTACTTTCGGCACTATCTGTCCTAGCGTGTACTTACACAGTGTATCGTGCAATTCCCATACTACACCATAATCGTTAATTCGCCACCCACCAATATGCACGTCGGAAAAATCTGGTTCCGTGTAGCCTGTGGTACCTGCTAAGACGCATTCGAGGTATGCCCACGAGGGAAGGTTAGGACTATATACGATGTCTCCTTCGTTGTAGTATTTTTGTCTTGCAAGGATGTTTATACCTGCGTGAAAAGTATTAGAGGTTCCACCTTTAGTAGTGACTGTAACAACGCCGTTTTGTTCAGAAACAGTCTCTACAAGCGTTTGCGCATCAAAAACCGTTTCGTAAGTAGAATCAATAGCATTACCGTATTTATCTTGTGCTGCTTTTTGAGCCACTAAGAGACCATTTTGTAAATCCCTACGAATAGCATAATCTTTAATGTCAACTAATTGAGTTGTAGCATATACTGACAAATCAACAATACCAGCGAGGTTATCCCAACTTTCTCCAGTCCAAGCAACATTGTCCCCTTCTTTAATGTTATGGGCAGTGTCTGCTTGAAGGATATTATAGGTATCACCAATTTCTACCCCTTCAGTAGGTAAATCATCGTATGTATTTACAGAACCACAAGCCTTATATACAGATGCGATGCTGTCCTTAATTTGTTGTGCTTTTTCCGCATACGTTTGCGCATTTGTTTCGCTAGTTTTAGCATTTTTTTCGGACGTTTTTGCGGCATTTTGTGAAGCCATGGATGCGCTAACAGAGTTTTGCGCGCCCGTCCATGATAATATGATAAAAGCCATTGCCTATATGCTGTATAGTCGCGTTTGGCTTAACCATTATTTTCTTTATATACCTCGCCTGTAATTTGCTGATATTCGTCAGCAGTAAGCCAGCCTTTTTCAACGGCTTCGCCAATTCGTTTTGCGCTCCAACGGCCTGTGTCGTACCAGTTTTTCATTAAATTAAACATTTTACTCATTATTTTTCTCCTCCGTTTTCTTGTTCTCCTAAAAGGTCGTCTGAAATATCGACATTAGACATCATGGCCACATAAGCAATAGTCGCTTTTAAATCTTCTTTTGCGCTTTGTGCGGCCGCTGCTTCTTGTTCCGCCCGTACTAATCTTGCCATTTCATCTACATTCATCATTTTTCTTTCCTCCATAAATTTTTATAATATTGAGTCATGCGCCGTATAGTATTGTGATTATTTCCATATTTTGCATGACCTTTCCAACTATTAAAGCTTTCCTCTACGGTTTTCTTTGATATTTTTCCAGCTTTCGCCGCTCTTACAAGCCGCTTTAATTTACGACGCTCTCGAATGATTTTCTTCTTTGGCAAAGTAACAATAATTTTACCCGTGCTAGTTTGCCTATACGTAAACCCTAACCACGTAAATCCTGTTGAGAGCGGAAATATACGGCTTTTCTTTGGATTGAGTTGTAATCCAATATTGCCTAGTTTCTCTTCCGCTACCTCACGACATGTACGTAAATACGCTTTATCAGGGCCAATAATGGCAAAATCATCCATGTACCGGATATAAAATCTTGCGTGCAATCTTTCTTTAAGCGCATGGTCCAATCCATCTAATACAGCTAATTCTGTAATTTGGCCGATTTCTGCGCCTAGCCCAATACCAACATCTCCCTCAAAGTTATCTATAAATAGGTTTATAAGAGATACTGCCCAATCGTCTTTCACGCGTTTACGTATCGCCGCTTTTGCTACATCGTGCCGGGTATTAGGGAAAAAGCCGCTAATATCAAAGGTATGTATATATGCCTTTCCCCATTTTCTATATGCTTTCTCCATCATAATTTTCATGCGATTTCTGGCAGTTGTTGTCCCTTTACCAGTTTGTCCTGCGTGATTGTCATAAATAAAATGACGCGTCAGCTCTCTATATAAATATTGGGAAATAAGGGCTCTTTGTACTTGCCTATCTTTGTACCGCGACGAAAGGACAGTGCGCCGCTTAGGCTCGTATACTTCAAGCGGTATTAATTTCCCCGGCTTATATGAGCCATCTTCTAATTCACGTTGTAATGTTGCTGTATTCAGTAGCACATTTTCCATATAGGTAATAACGTTACGCTTCCATTGTACACGGCGTGCGCATTGTTTCGCTGCATCGTAGAGAGTACTAAAATTAATAATTCTTTCTTTTATTGTTTCCATAAAATATGTTATTCCTCGCTTATAGCGATGCTATCTCTATGCAAGATAATCGCGTCAAGGTGTTCTGTTCGTCCATAATAGGAACGGGCCGCATGCTCCTTGCATCCTGTCTGATTTCTGCGTTTCCGCTTACTCTAAGCTGACCATTATGGTTGCAATCTGGGGCCACGCCATACGTATTCTGTGCTGTGTTGTTGTTGAGGCGGCCAGAAATATAGACAATGTGGTAGTTGTACGCATTGCTAACATTCGGAGTCTATTAGCACTTGGCCCATAAATTTATAATGCTTTATATCGCTCAGTATCTTTCTTCTTCCAAGCTAGCAATAGCTTTTTAACAGTTGCTAGTTGCTGTGTCCAAAAGACAATATTAATTTCTTTTGCATCGTTCATAATACTTCGTAAGCCGCTGAAGACGCGAAAAGCAACATCCATGCTGGCATGCATAGCGGCAAGTTCTGCGATAGCTCGCTGTTGATAGGTTCGACGTAAAATATAGCTTTCCCGGTCATTGATATGCACGCTATTCGCTCTTGAAATATATTCTTTCATGCATACCGCGGCTTCGACAATATTCTTTGTTAAGCACCATCTATACCGTTTGGGAAATTTCTTCTCATTGGTGCATATACGTATGGTATACGTAACGAGCTTGTCTGCTTCGGTAATAACAACTAGTTCGCTTTCTTTTCGTTTTCCTTTTGGTACTGACATTTCTTCCTTTCCATCTGCCGCTGTTGGCGGCAGATTAGTGGATGATTACCGGATTATGCAAGCTGGGGCCACGCCAAACGTACCCTGTGCTGTGCGGTGGTTGAGGCGGCCAGAAATATAGACAATGCGGTAGTGGAACGCATAGCTAACATACGGAGTCCGCAACCAATAATGTCTAACTTTATTATTATAGTATTTCAGGCGGTTTGTGTCGTCGGCATCATTGCGTCCTATTTTTCCATCGGCTCTAAATTTCGTGTAATAATCCCATGGCTTGCCTTCGTCAATATTATTCGTATCATTAAAATTTTCTTGCCCTGCGGCCGGGATGAAGAACTTATCATTCGTTTCTACAAAACCTCCGCCATCTGTAAGCGTATTTAATGCCGTCTTAATCTTTTCTTTGCTAACGACACTCACAAATTCTTCATCAAGTCCATTCATAAACCCATCTTCTGTCGTTGCCCATGCTGGCGGTCTATCGTAGTTTTGTTGTGGTGTCCATACACCGCCGACGGTTTTATCGCTATTTAGCCATTGCCGTAAAGCAGATTCTTTGTAATTGTTGTTACCATATACCGCCTTTTGGCAATGATTAATAGTCCCCAATGTAGACAAGTCCGTTCCGACATTCCCTTTTGTGAGTGCAACTGTTTCAATAGCTGTTGCACTGGTAGATGCACTATAAGAAACAACTGATTTCGGCAAGGTTGTAAGCCAGGCATCCGCTGATAACGTGAGCTGTCCACCCTTTGGCACAACCTTCGTTGTCGTAAACTGTAAAGCAATGCCTTCGTAAGTCGGCCAGTTTGTTTTGGTAAAAGTGACGTGATATGTCCCAGCCGGTAAATCGGCATTAGCATAAAAAAAGGCTTGCCGGGTCCCGAATTGTAAGGCATTTTTATAGCAATCGTGCATCTGCAAGACAGCATATTTGCCGTTGTCGTCTTCGCCATAATGGACTAAGTCCCAAATCAAAGCGTCGTCACCGCGCATTGTCTTAAATTGGCTACCAATGCTATATACTGCTAAGAGCGTACCGGCTCGTACCATAGATTGAAAGGATTTCCAATCACTTGCGGTCAAGTCAATTCCTGCTTTTTTGAGTTCCAGCCGTTTCAACATGTTTGCCGTCGCCATTTCTCCCGCAAGGGTTTGAAGGGTTGAGTCTCTTGGTAAATTGATTGTTCCTAAAATAGTTGCGTTATCTGTCATTATTTTTTCTCCTATGTTTCTTCTAAAATTTCAGCATTCAAGCCGCCATCACCATCAATACGCCAGCGCACGCGTCCTACCATATCAGCGGTCGCCGCTTGCGCCTCTTCTGCTTTTGTTTGGCTTTCTTTTGCTGCTGACGCGGCAGTTTGCGCCGCTTTTGCTTGTGTTGTTGCCGATGCGGCAGAACTAGCTGAGGAATCTGCCCTATCCTTGCTATACAGAGCCCATGTTTTAGAGCTTTGTGTTTTTTGTGTCTTGCTGTCGGTGTCGGCAGTGTTGTCAGGAGAGTCACTTGACATAGCCCATTGTTGTGCTAATGTAGCAGCGTTATTTGCATTCGTTTCGCTAGTCTTGGCAGCACCTTGTGAAGCCCTGGATGCGTCCCGATAGGAAATACAATCAATAATAGGTTGTAAAGGCGTTTTAATTGCGCCACCAGACTTCATGTGTAACGTTAAATAACCGTCTGTGTCAACGGTTGCATTAACTATCGTGTCATTACCCAAAGATGCTAACCAATCGGCTTCTGTGCCTGTAAAGCCATTATCTATCGCAATTTCGTATGCAGACTTCCCGTCAATGGACGTAGACAGTTCTACATATTGTTCTCCATCCCAACGCCATGATTTGCCATCGTCTTTAGTAATATATAGCTTGCCGCCATCACCAACAGCAGGTAAGCTCGTTTTTGTATCTACATACACAGCGGCACTACTCATCATGTCGAATAGTGCCTGAAAGTTATTCATTGTATAATCTAAGATACCCATGTTGTCTGACGTAGCGAATGCTGTGCCTTTCCCATAGGAACCCTCTTGGATTATATTGTCATTTTCATCACGGATTTCACCGTACTGAAACCCTTGTCGTTTCATTGCGTCACCTCTTTCCATCCCTGCGGGAATTCCGTGGGACTTAAAATATTATTATCTATTGTGCTTTCATATATCTTGCCTTGATATGTTACTTTATCACCTTTCATGTAAGGATTAGTCGAATTTGGTTGCTCCCATTCTTGAGGCGTACCGTCATCACTCGTTAAAACCTTGGTGAATAAACTTGGCGATTTATCTGGTTTCCACGTAACCTGCGAAACATGGTCAAAGAGACACTTGTATAAAACCCCATTGTAATTAACCCTATCTCCTTTTTTATATTGATGTGCCAAAGGAATCCATACAGGGAAATACATGCACATCTTACAGGCTGCATCATCACTAATGCTTGCTAATGCAGTCTCGTAATCGCTTTTAATAGATGTCACGTCTGCACCAACCAAAGCTGCCCGTACCGACCTTAAGACTAGCTGATTCAAATTTGCTTGAGCCGCTTTAACGTCAGCGGTCATAATTTCTTCGTCCGTTGGCTGTTTGAAGGTAGTACCATCGTCTAACTTAATATCTATCTGAGCAGGTGTGCCATCGTATGGCTGATAGTTTCGTTCAAAGACATCTTTAGGAACGTTATAGGAATCATAAGTAGCACCGTTCCAAATAAGCATAGTATATGAACCATCTTCATTTTGTTCAGCCTGAATGGGACGTAATTTATATAATTGATAGGACATTTACATTTTATCCTCCGCACTATTTTGGATGATATAGTTTGAGTTATTACTGGATGATATAGTTTGAGTTATTACTATTGGCGTCTTGTGCGATAAACAAAGCTGTACCATTATTATCGATAATTTGTTCATCTTGCGTACTAGACGTATAGTAGTCTAAATAAACGCTATATCCCCAAGGTTTAATATCATAGCCATGGATTTCTCCAATAGGATTGTGAGCCTCTCTTACTCGTAAAACCACACTGTCCGATGGTTGGATATTATCTACTGTCATTTTAGTAGTAAAACTTTGTTTTATGATTGAAATGGTGTACCCACTATTCCAATTATCTCCACCAGTTTCCCAATATTTACTACTACTTAACGCTTTATAATGCCAAGTTTTTGGGTACGGCCACCCATGACTCGTGTCTTCTGTGTATTTAGGCCCACCAAATTGCCCATTACCAAATAAATAGGCCTCAGCTCTTACTGAACCATTTATAATAATTTGAGCTTGGCACTGCCCATACAGCGTAGAAAGGTCACTGTTACTAAATGAATCCCCCCAAAAGTCCTTTGCGGTAAATGAGTATGTTTTTGTTTCTGCCGCAGTAGCGGCATGCGGTAATTGGTAATCAAACGAAGAGATAATAGGAGCTCCGTCGTCATCTCCCCATCTTGTGTTGAACCCGCCTATTTGAGTGTTTAACACAGTAGACCCAGCCCCTGCTAAAATAGAGGCGTAACATCTTACGTAAAAACCTTTTTCGGAAATAGAATCGGCAAAAGCATGCAATATTACTTTCTGGCTTGCAAAGTCTGGGGACTGAACTTGGACGGACTGAGGAATTACAATCACGCTAGGGATTGAAGGCCAAGGGTAGATGAATTTAACATATTGCCCATTCTTACAAATCCCCATGCATGACTTACCAACGACATTAAAAACATTCCCCGAAGCATCTGTGGAAGTCATCCCTGAATGTCCAAATCTGATGACCGTCCCATCGTTTTGCGTTACCGTCAACCCACCTTGGTCTAGTCGTACTGCACCTCCAACGATGCCTGTCGTTGTCGTAGTGTCACCGCCAATGGTAATATCCTGCGCCGCTAATTTATCCGCTGTGATAGCCCCTGCCTGAATCATCCCTTTAGCAATGATATTATTGTCGAATACCGTATTACCCGTGATATGAATTTTTTTACCATCAATTAGGATGGACTCTTTCGAAATATTAATCTGATTGATAATATCGTCGGCTTTGACCCGTAGATTAATCGCGTCCCGTAACTGTGTAAACGCCGAATAGTTCTTAAACGCTAAATCAGAATCATTCAGGTTGGCGACAACGCTCGTCACACTGTCCGCTGTCTGTGAAATTTGAGATGTTAATTGCTGATTTACACCGTCTTGGTCAGCTTTATTCTCGGATACAGTTTGTGAAATCCCATCTGCCGTTTGTTTAATAGACGAGAACGCTTTATACGCTCTACTTGCCGCATCCAAATCATTCAGGTTGGCGACAACGCTCGTCACACTGTCCGCTGTCTGTGAAATTTGAGACTTGAGCGTTTCATTAATACCATCTTGCGTTGTCTTGTTTTGTGTAATCGTATTAGAAAGCTCCGTTGTCGTTTGCTTTAAGCCATCCGCTTCTCCCTTTAACGCAGGGATTTGAGCTATTGCACCTTGGGCATCTTTGATAGCACCTTTAATAGTGCTATCTACCTTACTAAGACTGATACCTTCGTCCTTAATGAAGCTATCGTCCACTAAAACCTTAACGGTAATTGTGGATACAGGCGACTTATTGCCTTCGCCAAAGATGTCCATATAGGCAACACGCACATCGTATATGCCTTCTTTGCACATATAGGAATATACGTTGTTCGTAGATTGGATACGCTTATCTTCATTTTCGCTACCTGCGGCACTTACATAAATTGCCATACCAACGCAATCGTCTGGGATTGGATTAGCCTCAATACTAAAACCTCCAAGCTTTGTTGTAAGCGTTGGAGCTATTGGCGTAGGCGGAATCGCTTTATTATACGCCAATACAGCAGGATAGCCATACTTTTTCGTTACGTTATGTGCAAAGAGATATAGCGTCCCTGTACGATTCGTTAATTGTACCGATACACTTGTCGATACTGTACGGGCAATAAGGCCATCTTCTTGGCCCGCGTTGTTATCGTAGCGTAATTCATAGAAATCCACATCGCTGTTCGTTACTGCATCCCATATAAATTTTGGAGGGTCAGCAAAAACGTACGAGAAATTAGCAGGTATATTCGGTACCGTAGACTTACGGGCAATCGTAATCGTTGCAGTAGGCGCACCGCTTTCCGCCGATGTTTCTCCATTCTTACTTCTTGCACGTACCATGATTTTGTACGCCGTGCCAACGTTGACGTTCGGGAAGATGAATCGTGTCGGTGAATCGCCTGCATATTGCCAATCCTTGGAGAAGCCAATTTCATCGGCCCTTACGCCTTCTTTAATGACACCGACGTTAGACAGGTCGTAATCTTCATTGGTCTTGTAATACACGAGACCAGTTTCAACGCCTGCGGCTGTATCGAGGTCGTAATCCACGATTAAATCATAGCGTACCGAGCCGTCTGCCGCTTGTTTGTAGACAGTGCTAAGCTTAAGGTCTGTAGGCTGTGGTACCGCTGCTGGCAATACATCTTCTGGCTTAACCGTTGGCGTATAATCATGGATATTCAGATTACCACCAAAGCGGTCATCGTAAATAGACGGATTGTATTGCCGACATGTCAGCGTGTATTCGCCTTGTCCTTCTTGGATTTCCAAGACACGAACTGGCATGTCCTTAAAGAGGTCGACTTCTTTGCCATCTAAGAACATCTTATGGGTTACCTTGACGACATCGCCTGGTTCCAAATGCATTGCTTGTGCGCCAGATTTAAAGGTCATCGTAATCGGACACAACCGAATAATGTCACGATAAATCTTCCCTAATCGTAACGCCTGGGCCTGCGATGTAACGCCAATGAGTTCTACGTCTTTGGAAATAATCTTGCCACGGCCAATAGGGCTGTCCGCTTGGTCCACCAAGTCTTCTACAATGGCAGGTGCCGCTGTCCAGTTCAGGACTGGCTCAATGTACTTCATAACGAGCTTGTTTGGGCTATCCGCTGTGGAATCCGCTTTATAGGACAAGCTGTCTTCGATAATGTTGTCGTCGTTGAAGTCATAGACGGTATTCTCGCGCCGTTCAATCTTTAACGCTACTTTACCATTTGTGAAAACGATGAAGCCAACAAAGCTAGCAAGCATACTTTGTAACGTTTGTAAGTACGTGTTTTTATCGTTAATGACGATATTTAAGCGATACCGAGGTTCTGTAATGCTACGCCCTGCGCCATCTGTGGTCGTAATGATTTCATCGCAGTAATCCGCTACATCCTTAAACGAATCTTCATCAAGCATTTCCTGCGTAATGAAGTGACCTGAGCCAAAGGTTTTATTCAAGAGATAGTCGCGGACAATCATAGCAGGGTTCTCACTGTAACCCCATTGCCCAGTCCGTGTGTCGTAAATAGAACGTCCATGAGCCACGCAGATAACGGTCGGATTCCCTGCGCCTAACTTGTCGGTATATTTAAGATAGGAATGAAGGTACGCCATGTTCGGATAGCCACCAGATTTTTCGTAATAACTGGGAGCATCCTGCGTGCCATTAAAGTATTGCACCCATGAATCATTCGTGGCCCGATAATCACCAATCGTGAACATGACGGCTCGTTGATAGCAATTTTCTTGACCATGCGTATTAATCGTTTCTGGGTCGTCCGATGCCATGACAGGATTGACCAACTGCCACCCCTCGGCGGCAAAGTTTGTATCGTAGTGTATACCTTCTATATACTGGTACAATAACGAAAATTGACAGCTATAAGCATTAGACGAATCGCTCTTTAAGTCTACGTTAGACTGTAACGTAATCCATCTTTCGTGTCCATTCCATCGCAGGATTAATTGTTTGTCATTCTTTGTGGGGCCGCCTTTACGGATTTCTACCGATGCGTCAGCGTATTTCCAGTTAATTAAGCCAAACACAGGGTTGTTCCATGTACTGATAGAACTGTACCATTTATTATTCGATGCGTACTGCTTAATGACTGTCGGGATGTCCCCATTTGGTTTCAACATGAAACCGTTTGCTGTAATCCCATAGGCACCACAGAACATTCCTTCACCAAGAATAACATCTTTGATTAACCACTTATCATTGGTGTTTGCTTGATGCCATGACTGCAAACCACCAATCATACGTGTACCGTATACAAGAGGGATTCTTGCGCCAGAATCGACGGTATTCATCTTGGAGTCGAAGTTGGACGCAGGTGTGTCTGCGTTCTGAGACGACAATGCGGAACCAATGGTCTGCCCTAAGGATAAGCCCATAATGGCACCGACTAAGTGAGCCCCTTTCGCTAACCCAAAGATGCCTGGAGCGATACCGCCCCAAACCATACCTGCAATGCCGACTGCTTTAGCAAGACCTGACTTACCGCCTTTGCCTCTGCCTTTACCCAATTAAATCACCTCTCATTACGTCTTCACCTGATATTCAAACGGCACGTACAGGAATCCACCGTATCGTTTCAGGTTCCCATAGGCTTTACATGAAGCAACCGTTTTGTCACAGTTTTGGACAATCTTCATACCACCGCTCATATCAAGCTCTTCGGGAAATTCATATTCTATTATAACCATATTATGCTGCTGTCCTACAACACGTCGAGACAAGCCTGCAATCGTAATAATACCATCTTTCCAATACGTATAGCCTAAGGCTTCGCTGTAAATAGCAGGCCGTGTAACACCATTGACTACCCAAGCGTCTCGTCTGCAAGCCCCACTGGCTGTCCGTGGGGTAAACCTACAATTTTCGTCACCAAACTGATTACTGCATGCATAGCCAAAAGTACGGCAGTTATCCATATTCGGAATATCTGAGACGATAGAGCATTTGAAGGTCTTATCTTCTGTTAATTCAGGGCTGTCTATTTGCCCATAAAAGACCATAGTGACATTGTTGATGTCCGATAACGAATCAGGATACTGAATCCGATAGATATAGCAACGACAACCAAGGAAATTCTTCCCATTCAGAAGCGTCAATGTAAAGTAGTCGTTTGTATTGCTGACTTCAATATCGCAATTATCGACACGGCTGTCGACTGTCCTTGTAATGTCTCCACGTTTAATCGGATAACCTAAATATGTTTCACCATTGAACGTGATGTCTTCATCGCTAGAGGCTAACAGCAAGGTGTGGTCAGGAAGTTCTACACGATACAGTTCAATAAAGAATGTCGTCCCTGACTCTTTCATTTCCGCCATATGGACTGGTAACGAGACTGCCAATTATAACGCCTCCTCTAGCGTAATCGTTCCTTCAAAGCCAACGACTGTCCCATGCGTAGGAGAGTTGATGTTGAAGTCGCGATACTCTTTCATATTTAATTTCGGTTCTTGGAAGCGAACCGTCTGTTCATTATTATCTTCGTCTATGAAAATGAACGGATATGCGTCACCATAATGCGCATTAAAGAAACTTTTCAGCGTCTTCAAGTCATTGTAATCGCCACGGACGTTGATTTGCCATGACTTTACAGGATGGATAGATTGAATCGATACTTGTTTCTTTTGCGAATAGAATTTGACGGACTTCGTAGCATACGTAGATGTATGCTGTACATCAAACACATAAGGCAACGGAAATTTATCTAATGCCATATCATTTTCTCCTTTTAAATCCTGCCCTAAAGAATGGCTTCCAGTATCGACCTTTATAAATAGTGGATTTTGACTTCCCTTCTACTACTGGGATTTCCATTGCAAGGGCTTTCCCTTCACCAACATATACGCCTAAATGAGGGTCTCCACCAACTAAAACTAAGATAACATCGCCGTATTCTAAGTCGTCTACGTTGGTGGTCACATCAAAGTTTTTGACTAAATAGCGTATCATGCGCGTCGGTTGTTTCGTAATATATTCTTCGTATGTCTTAGGCCTTGGTTTGTGGTCGTCAAAGGTTTCTTTGTAGTGATGGTCATGATAAAACATGGTCACTAAATTCAGACAATCGCAATACTTCCCAGTGCCTTGGTATTTGTGTATTTTACCGATATATTTATTTAAATTTTCCATAAGCAAAAAGAAAAGGCTCCCAAATCGAGAGCCTTTGTAAAAATTACCCCTCTATATATAATCCCCAAAAGTGCCCATTTGTTGCGCAATTTCAGGAAAATTTTTAGAGAAATTTATTTAATATAGTTATATGTCTTGCCTTTCTGGTACATTTTGGTAAATGAGTTAATATCCATGTCCTGTTTCATGACGAGAGGCTGAACAATAGTGGCTCCGTTTCCTTGGTCACTGCTGTTTGCCTGATTGTTTGCCATGAAGGCTAAGATATTCAATAGCGTCTTATTCTGCTGTCTCATTTCGTCCATATAGACTGCCTGTTGCCGCACCGACGCAGACACTACGCCATTCTGTGCGATTTCCTTATTTTTAAAATCAGGGGCAATCTTCGTCCCCTTAGAGAGGATACCAAGGTCTTGCCCTGCTTTCTGCCATAAGGCTACACCGCGAGGACGATTCTGTTCCGTTGGAATGACATATTCTTTCTTGTTGCCTTCGCCAAGGACTGCCAATTCTTGTTCATCAATTTCGCCACCGCTTGCATGGTGTTTGAATAAACTGAACAATAATGGTAAGCCCATGCCAATTAAGCCAATCTTAGACGCTAACGCCATAGAGCCCCAACCAGAACCACCGGGGGCACCTGCACCATACGCCGGAAGAGCCGCTTGCGTACCCCAGTTGAAATTCGTTGCGAATCGAAGCTGTGAGCCGTATGCCTGTTGTCCTGCCAGATTGCTAAAGGTACTCAGCGAGTTCATATCTGGCTTCGGCAAGTAATCTTTAAAGCTTTCTGTAGCTTGCTGTACGGTGTTCGCTAAATTACCTGCTGTTCCACCACCGACACTAGGAAGGTTCATGACTTGTACAGGCATTGGGTTCATAGGCGTAAACGCAGTCTGCAACGCTGTGGCTGTATCATATTGCTTCGATGCTGCATCCAAGTTGACACCTTGCGCAGGCTGTGAATATTCTTCTAAGCTTACACCACGTATAGGCTGTTGCGCCGCCGTTTCCGCTTGCCCTACACCACGATGCATAGACGCTGCACGCCATGCTGACACTTCTGGCATCGTATAGCCAAACCCTGCGCTGTTCAAATCTTGCACTGTGCTTTGACGTTTACCAACCATGAGGCTACGCAAGAAATTCCCAAGCGGAGAACCTGTGCCTTTCCCTGTGATTAATAACTGCCAAGCATCGTGGCCAAGCTGTTTCCATAAGTCTTTCAGAATATCACTAGCCTTTTTGCCATCTACAAAGATAGACGCAAAGACATCCGCCATGTTCTTCTTGACGTCATTCTTGAGCGTAGCCGCATACTGTTTCGCAGCGGCATCCGCTTTGAGCCATGCCAAGCGAGCCTGTTCGATTTGTTCAGGCGTGCCGCCATAGCGACGTTCATTACCTTCTGCATCCTTGATGGGACGGCCTTCTGCGTCACGGATAATTTCCTGCGCTTGGTCGTATTTTTGTTTCAGCAAACGAGCCTGCTGTTCCAAATACTGTTGCGTGTAGTAATTCTTTTGGAAATCATCAATCGTATCATTAGTGTGAATCGTATTGTATTCATCAATGATGTCTTGATAGTTCTTAACTTCCGTATCGTACTCACCAAGGGTAAATTTTGCTTCCGTATCAGCCCATTCCATGCGCTGTTTATGGATTTTGTCTTCTACGCTTTGAAGCTTTTGTTCGAGCGTAATGACTTCGCTGAGCTGTGTCTTGATTGGCAAATACAACTGCGACGTATTTTTGACATTATTTAAAATCTTCTGCTTCGTCGCTAAATCTGCGTCAAAGAAATCATTTAAGTCTACACCTGTATACCGCTTAAATTCTTCTGGATTAATACTTGACAAAACCGATTGAATGGCCTTATGATATTGTAAGGAGACTTCTGTGGTGTCAGCGATTTGATTACTGTACGCATTGAGTTGCTTCGTGGTGTTGTCAATATTTACACCGAAGTACTTCTGGTCTTCTGCGACACTATCTAAGGTAGCCTTGTATTTTTCGTCAGTAATTTTACTGAGGTTGTCAAGGCCTTTATTGAGGCCGTCGAAGTATTTCTGGAGCGAATCAGCTCGTTCCTTTGCGATTTCTTCTGGAGTCTTTTGTTTTTGTTGAGACTTAGAAGGGTTGGAATCGTACACGGACATACCGTTTGCATAGTGCGAAGATACATCCCAATAGTATTGCTTTACACGACCATCAATATTGGCATATTCAGGGTCAGCGCGTTCTACGTCAGACGTGAATTCACCAACATCATGCCAAGCGTTACCGTTTACGTGACCAAAAAACTCGTCCCAAGACTTACGTTCAGAGCCATTATTGTACTCTTCTTGGATAAATGCAAGTTGTGTCGCTAAATCATACCAAGGTTTATGGCGTTGAGCCGCAAAGTCAAGATAATCTTTTTTACGTGCGCCGCTCCATTGCATTAGGCCGATGCCAACATCAAGGTTGTCTTCTTGTGGGTCTGTGCCTCCACCTTGGACAGCCGCAGGATTAAAACCTGCTGATTCATAACCGATGGAAGCCATTGCAGCCCAAGATTGTTGGTCTGTGCGCGAAATATTACCGAGGTTACGGATTACGTCATATAATTGACGCTGTACAGAATTGTCAACGTAATTACCAGTTTTGTCCCCACCAAGAATTGACCAAATAGATGGAGCCGAGTTATCTTGCGACCACAATCCTTCTGAGCCACGAGTTACACTTAACTGCCCCGGCTTGACATCACTAAAGTGAATATTACCGCCATCATGGGGAACCCAAGCACCTGCTTGGTCTGGGTACTCGTTAATACTAAATAAGCCAACATACGAGGCCATACTTGCCAACGCTTGTGTTAATTCTGGGTGCTGTTTAAGTAAACTGCTTGTGACATCAAAGGCATGACCATAACCATGGTTGCTGTCTGTATCATTAGGACGATTACCGCTAGATACTGTAAAATGTTGCCCTTGACCATATTGCTGTGCAGTATATTTGTAAAACCAATCGTCTAAGACACGCATCTTGGTACGTAAGTCTTGGCTAAATGGGGAAATATCTACGCCACTACCAACGATATAATTATCTTCATTTGGAATCGTTAATTCGATGCCACCAATACCTGTAGGCTTAGTAGAGGAGTTGCTACGACTACCTTTAGAGCCTTTACCAGAGCCAGAACCTGCGTCGTCGCTAAGCTGTGACCCACCAAGAGGTGTTTGTGCTAATGGGTCAGTAGAACCTTCGTAAACACCACCTTGATTGATTCCATACTGTTTTAGCTTATCGTTAAGTTGTAACCTCAAATCATCTTTTACTTCGATAGCAACAGCACGTTCGCTTGCTTCCATTGAATGAGCTAAATTGCGAAAATAGAGAGCAGTATCCTCGCCTAATGTCCCAGTTAAGTTAAAACCAAAATGCTTTGCTAAAGAACCAAACCGACTATCTGCCAACGCTCTATCTACTTTATTGATAGCTTGAAAAACTGTTCCTAACGCTTCAGCACAAACCCGACCAAAATCATAAAAGCTAATTTTCAAAGCCTGTAGAGGATACCCCATATTAGTAATGGTATTTATAAGGCGAGACCAAGAACCTATTTGTGTATCAATTTGGTTCACATTTGTAGCAGTTGCGTCGATAACGGTTTGGACTTGGCGTTGTACAGCTTTTCTTGTTTCGGCAATTTCGTTTAGTAGCGTATTGTTTGCTTGCGTTCTTTTTTGTTTAACGGCTTCAATAGCCTCTTGCGAAAATTGAGAATTTTTTAACTCTTGTTCCTGTTGTTCTCCTAAGATGTTAATTAAGATAGATTCAACGTCGTTACGTTCTGCTAACCTCGTTTTATATTCGTCAGTATCTTGGTTTAAGCCTTCCATCTCTTTCGACAACTCTTGGTAAGCTTCTACCATTTTGTCGATTAACTTTGTTCCCTCTTGTTGACGGGAATATAATTCTATTTGAGACTCTAATTTCTTGTTTAGGTTATCAACAGCTTTTACTGAGTCATCTTCTTTAGAGTTTAATACACCGAAAGCCATCGCTACATCTAACGCAACAGTAGCAAGCACAGTAAACAAATTAATTGTAGAAGCAATCTGTCCAGCAGTCCTGATAGACCGCCCGAAGTCTAAAATAACAGTCCTCATTCGACTAACCATGCTAAAAAACTGTGGGCCCCTTAGCATTAAGACGTTCATAAAGACCGTAAACGTCAACTGTTCTGGATTAAATTTATTCAACGTTTCAAGCAATGAAGTTAAAGTTGATATAATAAGTTTAAGAACTGAGCTTAACATCCCCCCACCCGCACTAGTTGTCAGATTGATAAATGCTTGTTTCAACCCTTCCATTCTACGAGAAAGAGTATCCATTTGTAACCCAACCTGTTCTTGTGTGAAGCCAAAGAATGTGGTACTAAGCTTTAAAGCTTGAATGTACGTTTCAAAATTGAGTAATGCCCCTGCTTTATTCCATTGCCACTTCGTTTTAAGGAGATTTTATGTTAGATAAAACCGACCAAGCCATATTAGGTATCTCTATTATAATTGCATTTTTAGGACTAGTAATCCCAGAGATTTGGGGTTATATAATTGCCTTAGTAGTAATAATATGTATTGGGAAGCTTTTATTCCCTTACTTTTACGCAATATTCAGGCTTTTTAATTTTGCTTGGATTTTGCCTATTCTAGGCGTAATACTTGTTAGTATTTTTATTGTCAACATAATCTCTCAATAACTAAACCGTAGGCTTCTATTAACGTTATCCCTACGCCAGACTGTATGTTACTCTTACGTCACCACAAGAGCCGATTATGGCAGTCGTTCGAGGTCTACATTTGCTGTACATAAAAAGACACCCTTAGAGGTGTCCTTTTTTATTGAGCTATTTAAAATTTTTATAAACGCTTTCTAAAAGCTGAAAATCGCGACAAATATGATTAAGTCTATGCGATTTATTACACCCAATATCATAAACTTTTTGAGCCAGCTTTAAAATAACATTGCTAACCTTTTAATTAAAAAGAGGCTAGGCTTTTGCCTGACCTCTTTGTATTAAACCCTCTCACTTACAGTGGAGATTCACTAGTATTTCTTTCATATCTATTATACCAAATGCAAAAGGGGTTAGCAATAGTTAATTTATAATTTTGCAAATGCAGTTTCCTTCGGTCTCGCCCTCGTCAGGGTCTTTGACCGATATAAAATCGTTTTTTACGCCGCTATTACTAACGGTTGGGGCAAGTGGCTACGTTTACCCCCAGAAATATCTTTAAGCAGGTCTTCAAGGTTTTCTTTCGTGCCTTGTGTTTTTAACATCAAATCAATCATTACTTCACCAACGTCACGGAACTCCCTCTTTCCGTTTTCGCCAGTTTTATACATTTCGATACCTAACGATTGGATTTCTTTAATAGCTTTATCGCTATGAATAGAACCCATGATGGACTTGATGGCGTTACCAATTTCGCCACCTGCTTGCTGTGTATTCGCTAACGCAGAAGCAATCAACGCTTGCCCTTCATCAAAGGATAAGCCTACGGCGTTCATGGATTGTGCCGCACGCTGGTTAGCCGCCGATAAATCCTGAGCAGATAACGCCATTTTATGTGCTAATGCTGTCCATGAGTCGATAATCTTATTAGAAACAATCATGGCATCATTGTTGTTTCTAATTTGGAATCCCCATTGAACGATAGAGGATTCAAGGTTTTTGTTTGCCTCTGTAATGCTAAAACTATCGGCAACAGCAAGCTTCATGGCCGCGTCTGTCATCGTAAGGATGGTGGCGTTATCTTTGTATTTACGTCCCCACAACGTAGCAGATGTAATAACGTCTTGGCTTGCTTCACCATATTTAACAGCAAGGTCTACCAATGAATCTTTCATCATTTCGAGGTCACGTCTAAATGCAATGGTTTGAGACATAGACGTATCCAACCCTTGTGCTAAACGTTCCCAATTCAAATCTCCTAACGCTTGACCAAACGCATTTACTGAATGGGCATTTGTCGCCATGACCTGAGAGAACTGAGCCATACTGCTTTCCATAGTAACCATATTTTGAAACATAACTTCTCCTGCCCCAAATATACCGCCAACGAACAAGTTAGATAAAATCCACCCTGCACGTCTATATAAACGGTCAAAAGAATTGCCTAAGAAGTCTGATTTAAAGGCAACGGACTCCATTTGACGTTCAGCATTATTTAGTGTCTTAGACAGTTCTTTATACTCTCTTCGTAACGATGCTAAATTTTTCGCATATAAATCATCATTTTTTCCATAGTTGGAAATATAGTTGCTCTTGATTTTTTCTTGTATATCCTCAAGCCGTTGTTTTAACTTCGCGTATTCGGAAATTTGCTTTTCAATTCCCTGTGTTGTTGTATCAGTCGCCTGCTTGGCCTCTTGCGTCTGTTTTTTAATTTCGCTATTATACTTAGATTGTTCTGCTCTAGCTTTCGCTAAAGCAGCTGTAATTTCATCAATGGCAGCTCTATATTTTTTGAGCGTGGCCGTGTCTTCGGATTTACTAAAGGCGTAATCTAATTGGTCACGCATCTTCTTGAGCTGGTTAATCTTGTCGCTCCATCCGTTGTAATCAAACTGGTCTACAAAGCTACCTTCACCGCTCCATTTCTTGAACGCACCTACATACGATACCTTTGGCTCTTTAGGCGCAGACGTTTTAGTTTGCGAAGCTTTAGACGTATCGCTTTCTCCATGTAACGCCGCTTTAGCCTTTATGATACTAGCGTTTAACTCATCCAATGCCTTTTTATAAAGGTCAAGGGAAGTCTTGTCGGATACTGTAGAGTTGTCTATGGTGTATTTCAGTTGGTCACGCAGGCTTGTATATTCACGTAACGCTTTACGCCACGATTCCAAATCACCAAGGCTATCTACAAAGCTGCCTTTACCGCCCCACGCTTCTATTACGTCTTTGGCGGACTGCTTAGCGGTCTTGGTCGTTTCCTTGTAGGTTGCGTTCAACGCATCTAATTGACGTTTCAGGTAGATAACCAAGCCAGAAACGTCTTCCATGGCTAAATTTTTCAGAGACGCAAACTCGCTATTGGAACCTGTGAAGCCTACCTGTTCTTTTTTGAGAGCCTGTAATTCTTTATTGATGTTCTTAAGCTTTTTGATTCGGTCATCTAATTTACCGTCCCAGACATCCAACATGCTCTCTTCAAGGAAAGCACCACCACCTGCGGCTGTCCATTTCTTGAATCCTTCGACTGTGTTGAGGCCATTAGCAGTCTTTTTAAGCTCATTGATTTTAGCCGTCAACACATCCGCTTGTTTCTGTGCGTTGACCAAGCGTGTGTTGAAAAAATCAATCGCTTGCGTGGCCTTGAATTGGCCAACATTGCCGTCACGAGCCAAGCCTTGAATCTGCTGCATAATTTCTTTATACAACTTCGCTTGGTCAACAGCAGAATTAGGAATTAAGAAACGGCTCGCTACATCTTTCCTAAACGTAGCCGCTTGGCCGTCCCATTTGGTAAGTACATCTTGTAATTCTTGTAACTGCTTCTTGACGTTACCGATAGGTTTGGTGTCAATATTGGTCGCATTCTGAATCCATCCAGAATATACCGAATTCAGCTTAGTTAATTGCCGCTGTAAATCCTGAATGCTTGCATTAAGTTGCGCAAGCTTAATCTCGTCAGCATCCTTGGTTTGCTTCTTAAGATTACCAATTTCTGCCTTGACTTCGCTAATCTTTTGGACAACGCCATCAAGGTTTTCTTCGGATTTACCTGTTGTAACATCGACGGAAAATCCAATTCTATTATTTTGTTCTTCTGCCATATATACTCCTTAACGTAAAAGCCCCATGTTACGAAGGCCTTTCACTGCGTCTTTCCCTGTGAGAGGCTCTTCGTCTTTCTTAGTGTCTGGGGCTTGTTCTTCATTAATATCAGACAATGCTTCCGCTAATCCTTCCAATTGCGGAATCGTATAGCGCATTATGCTTTCTCTGGTTTCGGAGGTGTTTTGGATAAGGCTTGCGATAACTTTGTCAATACTTCCTGACTCTGCATCTCCTGAATCTTTTTTTTTAGGCTACTAAGGCCTCTGTACGTATCCAAAATGAACACACCTGTGTTAACATCGACGACTTCCAAAATTTCCTGTCTCGGAATATGAAGTGCCATCGAGAATAAATCACACATAGCGTTAAATGCATCATAATCGTATTTAACCTTGCCGTCTGCCTTCGTTACTATTTTGCCATCTTTATCCGTTTCTGGGTGAGGCATATTGAAGAATAAGAACTGGTCATCAATTTTACTAAAAAGGCGTTCTACCTTTGCATAATCCTGCAATCTCATAGGGAATATTTTGTATTCTTTCCCATCTAATCCTACATATTTCTCTTGTGGTACTAATGTATCTGTATCTGCCATTTCTATAATCCTTTCAAATGCAATAAAAAAGGGGAGTTTTTTACGCTCCCCCTCTTCTTTTAATCTCTATACAATCGCGGTTGTGACAGTAATAGCGATTGTCGATTTATCCGACAACGTAGCTGTACCGCCTGTAATAGCACCGCTTCCGTCCTTCGTAAGGGTAATAGCCGTAATAGATTTACCGTCTGCACCTTTGGTACCAGCTGCACCCGGGTCCCCTTTCGGCCCCGGTGTCATGGCACGAGTACTAGCGTCTGCAATACCATTTTCCATATTGTTAAGTGCATTAGCGGTAATAACATCGCCTGTCGCCCAAGTTTTCTTAGTATATGCCAAATTACTTACCTCCTATTAACCTGTTACAGATTCTCCAGCTTTACCTCTGCCTGTTTCGGCAGTACTGACAACTGTAGCTTCGTCTGCGCCGATAATTTCCTGTGTCATTTGGACAACTACACCGTCTTTACGACCGCTGTCGAATACTTCGAACTCAAGGTCAGAGGTAGAAGCCGCCTGACGTTTGAAATCAACGTCGAGTTTACCTGTACTACGAGCTTTGTAAATAATCGTGTGAATAACAACTTTTGTGCCGTCATCCATTTCAATCGGCATAGATTTGTGACGGATTGTTACGAAAGACGGAAGCGAAGCTGTAGTGATAGCCGCCGATGTACCGTTACCAGTATACAAACCACTAACAGAAACGTATTTGTTATTAAGCGTATCACCAAAGGTGACTTTACCTGCTGTAGTAACGGTGAACTGGCCTGCTTTCGGAGTGCCTGCTACATATACTAATGTTTTGGCATTTGTTTCGCCTTTGTCATCGTCCGATACGATAACGCTCGTCTGCTCAGGGATAACCGTTGTTAAATTCCCCGAGATAGTAAGGGTTGTACCAGAAACGAGCTGTGCGTCTGTGTCGAATACTAACGAACCTGTATCGCTCATCTTCGCACCACGGACTAAGTTTAAGTGTTCCAGGCTGAACCGTGCTTCACTAGCTGTTACGGTTACATCTTGGTCTTTGTTGATGATGTAAATAGGTGATAGGCCATCGCCACCGTATACTTTATCCGTAGAGCCACTAAAGGAAATTTTAATATCCTGTAATGTACCAAACGGAACCAACTGGCTAACGCCATTGATGGTAGAAGCGACATACGCTTTACCTACACCATTCAACACAAATGGTTTAGATTGTGCCATTAATTGTATCCTCTTTTCTTTAATTATGCCTTGACTAAAGGCTTTGTTCTGAACATATATAAATACAAACCAGTCACAGGGGAATCCATGTTCCCTTCTGCAATGATTCGCATGTCTTCATAATTTTCTTTTAAGACTCTATTTACAGCACGGAAGAGTTTTGCTATTTGACCTTTATATTTCCCGTAAATATCAAATTCAAGAATCGTTCCGTTCGTTAAATAGTTGCCTGTATCAATGCTGTAGCTTGGGACGACGAAATAATCCAGGAATAAATCAGGAGCATCATTGACTACTTTCGCAGGCTGAATCCCTCTGCGAATCTTAGTGGAACAATCAGCTATATCCGTACTGTCATTGATATTTAGTAATGTGCATATTTCAGCGTCCATTATAAACAGGCTAAACAACTCATCCTGTAGTTCTAATGCGTACTTCATAGCTCCACTCCATCTCGTATTCTTGCGACAATATCTCGTTGTACAAGCTCTTTCATTTGCGGTACAATCTCTTGCACCCATGCGTTAACTTCTAATTGAATCAAGTGTTGTGCAGGCTGTGGAACATAGTGTGTATGATAAAAGGTTTCTAGATTCTTCCCTACGGCTTGTCCTAACGATTTATAGGATGTTCCGTCAGGCCGATATACCGTTTCACCCTTCTTCCGACCTACAAAGGCATTCCCTTGCGATTTACGAGCAGGATTCATTTTGTACTGCCCTAGATACGGATTTGACGTGTCCATCTTGGAGCCAGAACCATATTCTGCAATCCATGTTGCGAGGCCGCTATACGAAAGAAAAGCATGTATCATACCGGGGCTTGCCTCTACGATTGGGTCGTGCACTTTCATGTCTGTAAACCCTTTGTGCGCCCCTTGATATGCCAAAAGCCTATTCCGTATTCGTTCATTCAATACAACGACTTGAGCTTTCATAAATGTCATCAATGTTTCCTGTAGCATATTAGCCTCTGTTATCGATGGATAATTGTAAGTAATACCATTCGGGAAATGTAGAAATATTCACGTCGTCTACTTGGAACACAGCATTGTTGAGATAAATTCTATCCAAGAGCTTTACTTCTACGTCTTTCGAAATCAATACACGCATAGTAGTTGATTTCAAAAGCCCTAAGTCATACAGTTTCATCCTTGCGCTTACTTGCTCGTAGACTCCTTTAGTAGATTCACTAATGATTTCTTCTGTTTGCCCAACGACGTTCGTCCCTTCATATTCATCTACGAGTCGTGCTATTTTAATCTCGCAATTTGTCCGATAAAATTCCGCTTTGTCTGCGCGGTAAGAATCCGATTTTGCCACGAGGAACAAGATGTTCCCTCTATGGTCGTCCACGACATCACCAACGGTAAAAGCAGAATCCGATTTAAGTATGCCCCAAAATACGTTATTTACGGTAAATTGTTTAGTGCCTCGACCAATCCGAGTAAATACCACATATTCGTCCTCTTTATTTGCGACGCTGCACTGTACTCTAAACTGATTAAACATGGCCGTTGCATCGAAGTTTGCCGTAAAGTTTCTCGCTAGTTTCATCGATATGCCACCAACATGCGACGAATATCGTCTGTAAAAACGCTTGGATCAGTTAAGGAATAGCGAGCGTCCAAGTTGGTTGCACTCTGAATATTCGCAAAACCGCCTTGCTGTGAAATATTCATAGCAATCATGGCACAAGCGAGTTTTACATTCTGTGGGATTTCTTCATATCCATAGAGATACGTCACGTTAATCCCAACAGGACTACGGCCGTATAAATTATTCGATGTTACAGGTAACCTGTGGTGCATCGGCAAATAAATATAGCCCTCTTCATCAAACTGTACGTCATCTGGACAAATAGGAACTGTTGAGGTATACGCAAAGGAATTGGGAATGCATAACTGGAAATCTTCAATAGCAATTACAGGCGAATATTTCAACCGAATCATGCCGCGACGGTTAGGCTTTAAGTGCTTCTCCGTCGCTTCATGCGGTTGGAATTTACTTTTCCCTTTGTGAAGACCAACAAAGGCATCAATAATACCACTGGCAAAGATAACTTGTTGATGCGTCACAGGAAGTAAATCGCAATATTCTGGAATTTCGTCGTCGGTTAAATACTGGGAAACCATCACGACGAGACCTCCTATTTAACCTGTGCTTGACCTACTTTAGCGGTTCCTGCTTTGGAATCGCTGCCACTAGCAGGCGGTGGTGCGTTAGTTGTGCCGAACAAGTTATCGTCTACAACTGCACCATCGGGAAGCGTTACTTTACCGCTGACGACAGGATATGCCTGATGTTCATAGATTACATGCGTAATCGTTTTGTCCTTTAAAGCCTTTTCCATTGCTTACCTTCCTTCTTAGATGGAAATGTCTAATAAGAAATGAGCTTTATCTGCGCCTTTAACAACGAGCGTATCGAAGAGTAACGCAATGTAGTCGTCGATTAATTCGCTGTTCAAAGACATTTTGAAGATACGCGGTGTCGGGGACGTTAAGTAATGACGTTCGATTAAGCGTTCGTTTAAGACTGCAATTGTGTGTTTCTTTTTATCGCCATCAACTGTAGCTTTGAGTGCTGCGTCAGGGATAAGCGGTAACTGACCGATGGATGTGCCGATAACAGGAACTTTCCAACCGTTTTTCAATTCCATCGTATTCGGTACTGCCTGAGTCGTACCAAAACGTTCACGTTCTTCCATAGCGATACGGTCAACGATAATCGGGTCTGCATATACAGCTGTCGGATATACGTTCCATTTAGCGTCAGCTAACTGCTGATTAATCTGTGCCCGAATGGAGTCCGTAATCAGGTCACCCTGTTTCGTTGTGAAGTCATACGGATGAGCAATAACGGCTTTCGTTGTGACCTGATTCAAGATACCTGCGTATTCAAGGCTTGTGGAATCGTCGGCGGATTTACCTGCGCCATTCCAAATCTTATCATTCTGAGTCATATAGAAATCGTTGAGCATATCCGTCATATCTTTTGCTAAGAGCTGTGTATCAATGCCCTGTTGCTGTACTACTTCTTTATCGAAGATAGTATATTTGATACGGCTAACCATGCATTTCAAGAATGCAACACGTTCAACACGACCGTAATCGTCGTTGATTGTTTTTAAGCCATAATCACCGTCTGCTACGCCTGTGCGTGGGTTAGCGAATGTTGCGTTATGAGGTAATTTTGTCTGTTCTTTGTAACGGGACGGCTGTCCTGTTGCCGGGGTTGTCTGGATACGAGGAAGAATCGTTAAGTTACGATTGATGAAGTCCTGAATACCCGGTTGAAATTGCGGCCATTCCCAATAGTGGCTAACGTTATAGTCTGCTACGTCAGCAGCTTTCACAAATTTCGTGCTAATTGTACTCACTTATTTTTCACCTTCTGCTTCAATTTGTTCTTTCATGAATTCGCACATGCTCTGCATGCCGTCTTTGAAATCTTTACCTGCCCAAATTTCTTTAGGTTTGCCATCTTCGCCAAAACCTTTAGCGACTTTACCTGCACCAACAGTCCGACGTTTTGCGCTTGCTTCAAGGTCAGCGACTTTCTTTTCAAGAGCTTCTTTTTCTGCTTTGAATTTATCTTCCGCTTCCTGTTTAGCGGCTTCTACAGCAGCTTTTGCGTCCTGTTCTGCTTTTTCTTTAGCAGCCTGTAATTCCGTTAATTTAGCGTCTGCTTCGTCTTTTACTTCTTTCGCTTTGCCAGCTTCGAGCTTGCCAAGGCGTTCTTCTACGCCATCCAATTTGTCAGTAAATTCTTTCTGACCAGCCTGAATCGTTTCGACCAGAGACGCTTTTAAAGCATCGAGTTCTTCTTTCGTCAATTTGTTTTTCTCCTTTTTTGCCGCGGCTAAGTAGTCAATATAGGTCGACTCGAAAGCGGCTAAATTTTTAAATAAAATAGCAACCCCTGTAAATGTCACTCCTGTCATGTGGTCGTAGCCATCGTCTTGCGACTCAAGGCCTGCCATACATTCCATAGAGAAACCTAAACTAGGGGTTGCGTTCTTAATAAAAAACGCTATGTCCGGGAAATCTAACGCATAGATAAATCCCTTCATTTTCATTTCGTTCCCTTCAATGTATGCTTTCTCGACCACACCGATTTTATTTCGGCTGTCGTGACCTGTCATACAATCTTCGGGATACCAGTCTGACCACACACAATCGACTGCCATTAAATCCATTGAGCTAACGGATTGTTCCGCTTCGTTCATGCTTATAACGACTGGATTGTCGGCACCGAATGGTGTTCCGTCAGACGGTGAGTCAATCAACATAAAGGTTGCTGTAAAGGGCATCTTATTGGGATGCTCCTGTGAGGACAAGGCAACCTCAACGTTCGTTGACTCAAACTTGAGAGTCTTTCTGTTGTCCATTGTTCTCACCACCTTTACTGTCGGGTTGGCTCTGAGGCTTGCCTGGTTCCGTGACGAGTGGCTGTGGAGCCATCTTGCTTTTCAGCTCGCTTGCCCGAACATCGCCATCTGGCAAATCAGGCAAGTCAATCGGTAACACGCCCTTGATAGCTCTACGAGCTTCGTTAAGGGTAATCACATCGTTTGCAACTAGTGTCGTTACCGTGTCTTTCAGTACTGTCTTTTGGGCTTGGCTCGGAAGATAAATAAATTCAAACTTAACCTTGCTGTCTAACCCTAATAACTCTACGACATGACGGTTAATCGCATCTTCAACGACTCGTGCCCAAGGTTTAATCGTGTTTTCCGTGAAGTCTTCTTCTTGGTCAGCTACGGTGGAGCGGTCGTTAGAAATAGCGGAGCCTAATCGTTCGGGCGGCACGCGGTAGCATACAGAAATAATCTGTAAAAGCATTTTCTGCCAATTTAAGCACGCCGCATCATCGCCGATTGGACTCGACTGCGCCACATCCAATTTTTCTGCACCAAAAATAGCCAACGTCGATTGACCTTGGACTTCATTTGTGATATATGCTCGTAATTTGGCAAGTTCGCCTTCCCCTGCGCTTTTACCAAGAGAGACCAAATACTTCGGCATGGCATTCGACGCAATATCGTTTGCATACGCTTGGCAATCCATCAAGTATTGGATATGCTTCCATGCTGTTTCTGTTGGTGACATACCAAATAACGAATGCGTATTGTTATTCTTTGTCATCACAGCGATTTCGGAATCTAAGAAAAATTCCTGCTTACCATGAACATTCTGTGCATACCGCGGCGTTTTCGGGTTCCCATCCCATTCCTGCACCACTTGAATCGTATTGGCGTCAATAGGGAACAAATATAATGGCTGATAGGCGGAACGAATTTGCCGTTTTTCAAAGCATCCCATGTCAGCTACCAACATATCTTCCAGTTCTTGCGTAATGAAAGAACCGTAATTGTCGGCATAGTTTGGATGATTCATGATACGCGTAAGCATCGCTATTTCTTTCGCATGTTTCTTACCATCAATAGGAACGAAATGCCAAGGTAGTTGTTTTACGCCATCTTTAATCTGATTAATCGCAGAACGAGCGATTGGCGTTTTCGCAAGCCGTCGCAACGTATCAATATTGACCTTTTGCTTTGGCGTTTGTGTCCGCATCGGGATGGGATACCATGCGTCGTATGAGTTATACGCGGTTTTTCGTTGAATAAATTTCTGAGCGGCCCCAATGAATGTTTGGACTAAGTTGATTTGAACCACCCTTTGAGAAGTTTTTCTTCATTCATCAGTTTCGCTTCGTAGGAACCCGGTGTTTGTACACAAGTGGCGGCAATATGCGCTGCACTAGCGGAAATCTGGCTGATACACATTTCGAGCGCATCAGGGCCATCATCGTGAGACTTCGGGAAGTCTTTGAGCTGTGCTTCCAATACCTTGTGATAGGGGTTAAATTTAATGAAACCTAATTTGACCTTCGGAGCCATCGACTTAATACGGAGGAGTTTATTGTCGCCAATGACATTTTTCCGTTCAATCCAATTCACATACAAGCCCATATCAAGGCACATCTTTTCCAAGGTATTCGCAAAGAACTCTTGGAACACGTTCGTTTCTACGACAAAACCAGTTAATGAATTTTCGTACTTGTTAATATACCGAATAATATCGGTAATGATTTGGTCAGGACTGCGACGAGTAATATCTGCTTCTAAAACGTATAGATAATTGTCTACGCCTTGACCAACAATAATAATGGCGGATGTATCGGCTGTCCGCGTCTTCCCCATGGACAGGTCAACAGCACCATAAATAGCCTTCATTGTCGGCAACGAATCATAATAATTATTTTGAATCCATGCTTCCTTAAAGATACGTGTGTCTTCGGTCATTGGATTGTTCTGATATTCCGAATTGAACGCATCCGCATCTTGAAGCTGCTGAATCATTAAGTTGTAGTAAGTATCGCTGTTTCCATCTCTGTCAGTTCGCCATTCAGGCCATAAAATTTCAGTGCCCTTGAGCATTTCTTCTCGATGAGCTTGATAAAATTTATAGGCCGTTTGAGCGGCGCGTGTGTCTGACAAATCGGTAAACAGCTCTTGCCATTCATTCCATAATGGCGATGTAGAGAACTCGTATATTGACCGATAAATCTTCCTGTCCCAGTTGGAATACTTGGGGTTAGTCAATACGATGTTCAATAACGATTCGTAATGCAAAATAGAACCAACGTACAGGAAGGATGTATATTCTGTACCAATCGGCAAAACGACCTTCGTAAACCATGTACGGAGCTTTGCGCGTTGGTCTTCTGTATTTACCATCTCATCGTTTTCAAGGTCATCTAGGACGACTAAATCAGGCCGAATATTATGCCATGACATACCACGCAAGGATTTCCCAGATGATTTAGACACAACATGAACGCCATTGTTGGTTTCGATTTCTGTCTCTGACCATTTCTTATCGGATTCTAGTTGACCGAAGTCCTCTCGTAGCCGTTCATTCGACTCTAATTCGTCCTTGATGGTTTGGATATATTCCGTCGATTGCGGCCCAGTGTCGGCAATAAGGACAATATTTTTCCGATAGCGGAACACAATGCACCACAGTGGTAACACTACGGAAATAATACGAGACTTGCCGTAGCCACGAGGTGCTGCACGGACGAAGAATTTTTGGGAATATCGGTCTCCCAGAATCATCCGTTCTGAATCCTTGAACATATCCCGATGGAATTGACTTAATGGTTTACTAAATATATGAGGAAAATACGTCAAGGCGAAATATTGGAAATCATGTGCGGCACGTTCCCTATCCGTAACGTATTTCGTTTCACCTTTACCCGATAAGTCACTGCCAAGTATTTCGTTTAAAACGCCCAACGTATCTTCCCTCCTCTAAAAATTGGCAAAATTAAAACGTCTATAGATTCGTAGGCGTTCGATAAAAACCTATGCGGTTTTGGTAGTCTGAATAGAGGGTACGTTAAAGGACATACCCTAGACCTCGTAACGATAACGGCCCTAAGGTACTAGCAACGCACGTTAGGACACCGATGAAATCAATTATTTAGCAGCTACAAAGCTACCGTTTTCACTGTATGTATGACGCATGGATTCTTTTTTCATAGCTTCCGCATATTCCTTTTCTTCTGCGTCAATCCATTCTTGTGGTGTGTCAAAAGCAGGGACGGCTTCATACGAACCATTTTCGCTAAATACATGACACATAGCTTCTTCCTTCATAGCTTCTGCATGTTTTTTCTGTGCTGCTTCAATCCATTCCTGTGGTGTATCGAAGGCAGGTTCAGCCGCAGAAGCAAAGCTACAACTAAAAGCCGCAAGTAAAGCAGCCATCACAAATACTTTCCTCATGATTTTCCCCTTTATATAAAAACGATGGAATCAAGTGTGAAGCGAACCGTCTCGCAAAACGGAACGCCGAAGGTTTCCCATAGTACTCCCTTCTATTTCGTGTGGCGGAAAGTGTAGGATTTGAACCTACGATACAATGGTGGATTGTATAACTCCTTAGCAGGGAGCCGTCTTCGACCACTCGACCAACTTTCCATACAAGGCTCCATACTAGATTTTAGGCCTAGCTGGAGCCAGTGGGCAACACCCGAATATGTGTTGAACCCTTTTCACCTAGTGATGAGCCAAGACCAAGACTCATATCCCTCTGTCAGGTTTAGCGTACCGTCGCTATTTTACTGCTTCCACAGACGGTCAAGCTGTGTTTCACCTGTTTTTACATCTCCCTGAACACAGCAAACGGCTCGATGGTTTCGGTAATCATTGGAGTCGACGATGGGACTCGAACCCATAACTGCTGTGGGTTACAGCCGTTTTACCCTAAACGTTTATAACTACGTCCACACGATGGAGCCAGTGGCAGGAATCGAACCTGCGACATTATGATTACAAATCATACGCTCTAGCCAACTGAGATACACTGGCGAAATTCAGGAACAGGTCGCAACCTGTCCCATCTAAACTGAGCCTTACCCCAATTTCAACACGTATCCATTTCTGTACACGTGGATGCATTCACGACGAATTTCTCCAAACCTCATCATTAAGCTGTTGCGCCACATGCTAAGAGGTGCGAGCCATGGGGAGCGACCCTACAACTTTCCTCAGAGACTTACGCCTTGCTTTCGCAATCATGACTGGATTTTACCAGCAACGTTCACCCGACATTCGCATTATAGTTTACAAGAGTAAGCATTATAGTTTACAAGAGTAAGATTTTTATGTTTTTTGGGTTTTTGCCTTGGGCTACTTGTACGATTCCCCGATGTTATAGGCTTATTACTAAACCGTCACAGCAAACAGACTTATCTTGGTTTTCCCTTGCCGCTTGATAGTACCACGTATCGCTTATAGGGTTACCGCGGCTTTTCACCTACGGCTGTATTGCGTCTGCCACCGAAGAATCTGCGTTACAGTACCTAATGAATCAGCACCATATACTCGGTTTTTAGAGCTTTACCACTCCATCCCTTGGGAATAAACCCGAAACGGTTAGCGAATGAAGTATTCTTCATCTACCACCGACGCTGGTATATGTCGCTGTGGAATGTCACTCCGTAAACAGCGTTCCGTGAGTACATCCATGTATACAGAAATAAATCAAAGAAGGAAAAGTCGCTGCCCCTACGAGTCACCGCTTTTATTTCCCCCTCTATATATAATCCCTAAAAGTGCTATTTTGTTGCGCGTTTTTGGAAGAAAAATTAAAAAAGTTTGAAAAAACTACACGGTAACGTCTTTTTCTTTCGGAGAATCGTCCATTCTGCGCGCTGCTTCGACAAATTTTGGATTTTGGCGCAATTTTACGAGGACTTGTTGATAGATTTCCTTGTTTTCGTCCTTTACAGTGTCCAAAACAAGCCGTAACAGTTCATTTAGCGTCTGAATGTTAATGATTTCCTTCTGTAAGACGAAAATCTTTGATACAAGGTCTTGCTTCCGCATAATATACCGTTCAAGCTCTTGATGGAGGTCTTTTGTGTTCCGAAAGAGGCCAAGCGTAGTTTTGTCGTCGATACCTTCCTGCATCATAGATGATACTGCGTCCAAAAAGACGCTAATCATATCAATATTGTTGTCTACCATCTTGAGCATCTTCACGTATTCGCGATAGGCGTTAATTGTATTGCTTCCTTGGTTAGCATCTTCTTGTAAATTTTCAAGGCACCACCGACGCACCGTCAGCATTGTAATCGAATCGTCTTCCATTTTGCCGCTGGAGTTGAGCTTATTGGCAATCTTCATGTACGACATACCTTTACGACGCATCTTTGTAACGTCCGTAGCTAATCCATAGTAATCTATTTTAGATTGTTTAGCGTTTGCCCATTGGAGGGATTTAGAAGGTTTAGGCTTTAATTGATTCTTCAAACTCTGCATAGACTCACTCCTTTCTCAAAAATTATTATAAAAGTGCTTGTTTTTTATCAATACATGTGATATACTCCAAGTATCAAGAGAGGAGACTGATAGATATGGCTAAAAAAGGTGAAATCACAACAACCGAACCGTTACGTACAAAAGAACAAATTGACAACATGATGAACGCAATTCCCGCAGGGAGAGACCGTATGCTGTTTTTGATTGGCATTAACTCGGCTCTTCGTGTATCCGACTTAGTGAAACTTCGTGTTTCAGATTTCGATTTTTCAGAAGGACGTATTATCGTCCGCGAACAAAAAACAGGGAAAGCAAAGAACCATCTGCTACATCCTTTGGTTGCTGAAAAGCTTCATCAATTCATCCTAAACCGTGGGCTCAAGGATTATATCTTCTGTTCCCAGAAAGGCGGACATATCTCTACGCAACGAGTCCGCTATATTATAACCAAAGCTGCCGAAGTGTGTGGCTATAAACATATCTCCACACACACCATGCGTAAAACGTTTGGTTATCAAGCGTGGAAAGCAAAACAACCCTTTCCGCTTATCATGGCGGCATTCAACCACGTTGACCCAAAAGTTACCAAACGCTACCTTGGGATTCAGCAAGACGACCTTGATGGCATGACAAGCTCTTTACATTTCGGTATTTAGAGCCTTGAACAATCGTTCGTTTTCCTGTATAATAAGCTTCATAAAAGGAGGGCGAACAAATGAACAATACCAATACCAACGCTAAAGACTTTACCCATGTCATTGCAAGTGCTGCAAATTGGAGTAACAAGGACTCGAACGGAATTATTAAGTGTAACCTTGGAAGCAGCTTCTTATTGATTACCTCTTATTGTTACGTTCCTGTCTCCTCTGTTTCAGGACAAGATGTAATCACAAGTCAAGACATAAATTCATATCTGGAAAGCAAAAGGGAACCTTAATTAGGTCCTCTTTTTTATATCTTTGGATATTCATTTATGTATATATAAGGATACAACAGCGTATCCATACTTCGTATTGTTTCCCTGTGGCTTCGTTATATAGCTATCTAAAGACAGAACCAAGGAACGCATATGCAAGTCCTTAAGCGTCTTATCTCTATCGCTTGGTTTATCCTTTAAGCCCGCTAGGGCTTTCCGAACCTCTGGTTCGGAACCACCACTTGCGTGGTGGTGTTTTTTAACCAAGGTCGATTGGAGGATTGCTAAGGTTCCATCGGAACGTTGTCGCTTTAGCGACGCTTCCAAAACGCATTGGCTTTCTTTATGCTATCGCTTATGCGATTCACTTACGTCCATTTGCGTTTCCTTTATGCTTGTCTTTGAGGCCCCTTTTACGTTACATATAGGCATCCTACCTGCTTCAAGACCTTATCCACCCATAGCCACCTAAAATCCCGCAAGCTGCCACCACCTTCCTACGGCATCGTGTGAGGTTCTTCCCAGAATCAATACGCATTGTCATGGCTACAACAATACTCGCTCCGGGTCAGAGCTACATGATTCATAAAGCTAAACGGCTTGTCTAAGGCTCGTCCTTTAATCAATCTTGTGACATAAACGGCTTTTCTCGGTCGAAGTTGTCTAATCGGTTCACGACCAAACCGCGGTTCGTTTATACTGCATATTTGCCTTCCAGCAGTCGTAACAAGAGGCCGCGTCACAATCAAGCAGTGGCAGCGCATACGTCTACTTCCCTGATTGCTTATCGACATTCTTACAGTCCCCTTCATACGACACATACCAATAGTATCGCATGGGGTCTCTCGTTTATATCACAAGTGGGTTATACCGCCAGGCTCACATCCGGCGTGAAACCGAGGGGATTGGACTACGCTACATAGATTTCTCATACATAGCGCAAGTAAACCTTTCGGAAAATGCTCCCTCTATATATAATCCCTAAAAGTGCCATTTTGTTGCGCGTTTTTCGAAACTTTTTTTATTTTTTTTAAAAAAGTTTTTATAGAGCAAATTGTTCTTATCCATGATACAAATTTAGCCCCTTTATATTGTTATCATCTCGGCATAGATTTAGGGTACGATTTTAAGCCATTCTTGAGGCCTAAACGACCCTCTCATTTCCCCATTATGACTCCATTTTGGGCCAAATTTTTGACCCATCGATGGAACCAACTGGCACCCCCTTTTGGAATCAGAAAAGCTTCCATTTTTGACCCATTTTGGTGCGCCAAGGAGACGGGGGCAATACGCGCAGGTAGGAAAAATAAAAAACGCCCTTTGGAACGGCAAAACGGCACCACTAAGCCATTTACAAAACGAACACTTTTATATAAAAAGTGTTCGTCGCCTCTCATCTACGTAGGAGATAATGAGAATCCATGTTTTTGCACGAGAAAATCACGGACGGCGTGGGAATCGGAGCTAGCAGCCTAAAACAGGCTTTTTTTATACATCCGCCTCGAACTTTTACGGCCTTGTTTGCGCCCCCTAAAATTAGTTAACTTAGTCAACCGTCCTATATATTTGTACGCGATTTCATATTCCTCCTCTCACGATAACTACACCTTGACTTATCCACAATGTATACACATAGTTATCCACAGGGTTATACACAATGTAAGCCGCCAACGCTCATTATTGTAGCCCGTCGTATAATCACAGGTTATATTTTCCCTTTTACGTTCCTTTTTTTTGTCATAATCGAACACATGAGCGACACAATCATATCTATATACACCGATATAAGGCGAGTTATCGAGGCGTTGTATATGGTTTATACCTAGAAACCCTAAACGCTGTCATAGACGATTATAGAAAAATAAGCTTATTAATACTTTTATGTTATCGACTTTTTAATACTTTTATGTTATAATATAAACAATAAAGGAGGAGATAAGAATGCCAGAGATAACAAGATTTTACGGTATTGTAATTAAGATGTATTTTAAGCCTAAAGAACATGAACCGTCACACATACACGCTATATATAACGATTATGTTGGCGTATTTGATTTGCGGACGGGCAAAATGACAGAAGGTGACTTACCTAAAAGAGGTGCCGAAATGGTTTCTTTATGGGTTAAAGAGTATCAAGCTGAGTTGTTAGCCATGTGGAAAACTCAGAAGATTACAAAGTTACCGCCATTACGTTAAAGGAGGTATACCATGATACCACGTATAAAAACATTAACGCCGTTATCAAATTATCGTTTATATATTGAGTTTGACGACGGCAAAAAAGTTATTTATGATGTTAAAGAAGATATGACGTTACCACATTACGGCGAATTAAGAACGGTATACGGGTTATTTAATAACGTGCAAATAGATTCAAGCCGTTCCGGGATTTATTGGACAGACTATATAGATTTGCCTAGTGATACCCTTTATGAATATGGACATGAGGTATAGCAAATGAATGAAATAAATAATGTTATACAAAAAATTATAGATACTCGTAAAAGTAAGTATTTATCACAACATGACATTAGTACTATAACTGGTATTAGTCAACCTATTATAGCCCGTATGGAGTCAGGTAAGAATATCCCCAGGCTTGATACACTCCTAAAAGTAGTCGACGCCTTAAGTTTAAAATTAGACATAAAAGAAAGGAATGAAAAAGAAATGATGCAAGAATTTAAAGAAGATTATTTTGAATTGGCTTCATGGTTTGACATGGAGGAAAATACGAATGATTTAAATTATGAAGATATGGTAAAGACTGTTTTATTTTTAGCATATCAACACAAAAACCCTGATTCTTGTATGGGTGAAGACACTAGCACATACAAAGAAGAAGGCCGTTTATTACAGGCCTTTATAAAAAAATATGGATTAAAAAACTAGGAGGCGTAAAATGGACGAAAAAAAATTACAAGAAAGGTTAACAAATATTACCGCCATGTTGTCCGATTTACGGGACGACATGGAGTATATAGAGGTTAACGAAGAAATGTAAGACGACTTTGAAACGGCCTCTTGTCTCCTGGAAAAATATATTAGATAAGTTTGGGCTCCAATCACGGGGCCTTTTTTCTTTTACCCTTATATATGAACATTCATTCATACGATAGCGCAGCGTCCCTATTTATCCTTTTTGCAAATATCGATTGTATAGCCATGGCGTTCTAAAATGTTCCAAAAAACAAGTAATGGTATAGTTCCCTTTCTAAATTTTTCGTTTAGTGTCTGCTGCTTTACGCCCTCTTCCTTTGCTATTTCCGTTTCTGGTGTGTCTATGTCAATAAGCCATTTTTTCCACAACTTTACAACATCCGTTTTGTCTCTCATAATAATTACCTCCATTTTTATTATGATAGCATAGATTTTTGTAATTGTAAATACAGGCAATATCCTTTATATGTCTATTTATTTCTTGTATTTTTCATGACATTTCATGTATTTTCCTGTTGACACAGGGTCAATCCTGTAGTATAATATAATCAAGGTAAGGGAAGGGAATAAAAAAAGAACTTCCTAAAAAATTTTATAAAATGTAACAGGATATTTCCTGTTACTACATAAATATAGGCGGGGTCATTCCCCTACGCTATCACGTGATAGCGTATGAGGGAAGGCACCGGGAAGAAATCGCGTGCGTGACGCTCATACACGCAAAACAGAATAGACTAGACGCAAGTTGCCATGTGTTTGTGAAGTGGCAACACGTGGGAGGCGGTAAACTCCTAGCAACTTACAGTGCTAAAAACTGTAAGAGTTACATCAATATCTAAAAGGCGACCGTATTACCATGGTAATTAAGGAGGTGAACAAAATGCGGGACCTTATTAACGCTACCACGCCAATAAATCATTATTCGGCGTGGGAAAATTTAATTGCCGGTGATAATATTTATTACGTCATCGGTGATGCTTTTGATAGCGAGACAATCACTAATGCGGGACCTTTTTCGCGTGTAAGGCCGCCTATTGTGTCTTAGACGGCGATGTTATTGACGACAACATAGCACCCGTTTACTACGTAAACTTTATAAATGCTTGCGTAGTGGACGCCGAAATGGTGCCAGGCGGTTATTACGACGTTGCTACCCATGTATTACAAGGGTACGAAAACGCTATAATAATTGACTAAAAAAGACGGCGTTAATTCGCGCCGTCTTTACTGGTTTTCTTTATGCGTATTTACGTACTTTACTATTGTACGCGTAAGAAAGCCGCTTACGTCATCACCGTTTTGCTTTAAGAGATGCGTAAATTCTGCTTTTAAGTCCCTTTTTATCCTGATTTGGATAAAAGCGTTTTTATTGTCTTTATTTTCCATATCGTCACCACTTTTTTTATGATTATACCATAAAAAAAGTGTCATAGCAATGTTATATTTTGTGTCTTTATTATTGACATTGTAGTGACATAGTAGTATAATGTAATTAAGGTAAGGGAAGATATAAAAAGCTTTCCATATATTTTTTAATATTTTTGTAGTGACATCATCACTACACAGAAAGGAAGGTGAATAAAATGCGGGACCTTTTTCGCGTGTAAGGCCGCCTATTGCGTCTTAGACGGGGACGTAATTGAGGGAAATAAAGCATCCGTCTATTACGTTGCCTTTTCTGGCCGTGACGATAGCGTAATAGACGCTGAAAAGGTTTCAGGCGGTTACGTTGACTTTTCCAAGGGCGTGCTACAAGGCTATGAAAACGGTGTCATAGCCTTTTCTACTCGTCAAGTAAATCTTGATGAGTAGATATATATTTATCAACATATAGCCGTAACAAGTTTGATTGTGTTACGCCAGTTTTAGACAAAATAATATCTAGTTTCTTTTTTGTCGACTCTGGCAACCTTATTTGAATTGCTATGGTTTTCTCTTTCTTGTTTAACATGATATCACTCCTTTTAGTGGTATTATACATCAAGTATTACCATAGTGCAAGTGCATTCCTTTTCATTACAATTAATTATATAAAATATAGTGCAGTTTAATTAAAAAGCTTGCTATTTAGTGCAAATAGAGGTATAATAAGAACGTAGAAAGATAGTGCAACAGCACTATTATTTAATTAGGAGGTAAGTAAAATGAAATTAAACATGAATTTAACACAAGAAGAATACGCCGCCGTAAAGGATTTTATCACGTGGCGTAGACGGTTCGAAAAGAATTTAAATGAAGGAATCGCGTCAATGCCTAGAAATAACTATACTTGTGATGAGTATAGCGACGGTATAGGAACGCAAGTACATTTCTTTATTCCGTCGCTTGATAAAAATTTCTTTATTCCTTAGTTTTCTTCATTTTTATTATTGTGTGGGTATCATTTAATAGCATCTCCAACATGTCATATCTAGGTTGATTATCATAATCTAGTAATTGACGGTTAGAGTATTGATATATTCCCTCACTGTTTCCGCTATTATATAAAGAGATAAAGAATTTTTCTCCCTCTTTAATTTCTAAATAATCACATATGTTTTTACGTTTATTTTTATCTTTGAGAACGCGCCTTTTACCTGACAAGATATTAGCTAATAAATATATAGAAGTCATGTCATAATAACGCGCGCCCTCATATTGCAAATGATATTTTTCATCAAAAGAATAGGCTCCATTTACCCCGTCAAGGTAAAACGGCTCATTTATTTTTATGTTGTTGTCGTCTAAAAACTTTTTTATGTAGTTCATGGTGCTCCCCTATTCGTTATCTTTTTTATGAGCGTTCACGTACTTTACAATAGTACGTGTCAAAAAGCCGCTTATGTTGTCGCCGTTTTGTTTTAAAATGTCGGTAAATTCGTCTTTTATGTCTTTATCGATTCTAAAGTTTATACGGCTAGTTTTGTTCTTTTTATCGTCCATATTTTCACCGCCTTTGCTTGATATTATATCATAAAAAAATGTATGTACAATGGGTGTATAATATAGACAAGATAAGGGAATGAAATATATTCCCTAAAAAATTTTAAAATAATTTGTACGCACTTTGTGCGTACACAGGAGGTAATCACATGAGATTAGAAGTGGACTTATATAGTAAAGGGAATCCTGTAACAACGATATTTTTAACACAATATAAAACCCTAAAGGGATTTTATCGCTATGGGGTTCCTAAAATCTTATTTTTTTATGGGAGTAAAGCAGATAAATTTGAAATTATACGTAGTGCTGCCATAGCAAGTGACGATGTAAGAATAGGAGGTTACATTAAGATTGATGGTAAATGGGAGGAAAACAACTGCCATATCGAATAAAAGAGGTGTAGGAAAATGACAGAACAGCAGCGCGAACACGCGCGCAATAATGGCTTATGGAACGGCACCATTTGCCCACTCATTGAGTTTACCGTATATGCCGTTTTTATTTATTTTTTTGTAGTCGCTTTATTAGCGGCTATAGGCGATTAATTAGGAGGCAAAAAAATGAAAAATTTTGAAGAATTTGTAAAAAAAATTAGCTCTTTTGAAGAAGGAGCGGAAATTTTTAAAAAGCTATCAAGTGAAGACAGAATAAATATTGTTTTAACCGCTACTATTAACCGCATAGCGTGGAGACGGTTGTTGACGGCGGATGAATTGGCCGATTATAGGGAAAAGAAAGCCGCTAAAAGGGAAAAAGAACGCATTCAGCAGCAAAAAGCACTTGATAAAGAATATCAAGTGCAAATAAATAAAAGAATAGACTTTTATAATGACATGCTAGGGAAAAAAGATGCCGTTATAAAAGTCGTCGAAAAATGGGGTGGGAAAATGGTAAATAAAAATTTTAAAAACGAATTATGCGCCATTTTCCAACCTGTTTATTACAGGGGTTATTACCGCGCGTATACTATAGATTTTAGCGCAGTAGACACCGATATAAAGCCTATAGTAAGTATGTCGGTATGGTACGGGGACTCTGTAGTACATTTTATAAGTGCTACAAAAAAACCCTTTGTATTAAATGGTAAAACGTATAGGCTCAATGCACCAAATGTTATTGAGTCTATAAATAATAATATGGACCAAATAGTCTTTAAGGTAAAAACCCTTAAAGACTATAAAGACAAGATTAAAGGGGTTGTAAATGAATGGAATGGACATATTGCACGCCTTAATGAGCTGCGAGAAGAAATGCCGCACGACTTTAAGGACGTGTACAAAAAAGAATTAGAAAAAATTTATCTTTAAGGAGGAGGCAAAAAAATGAAAAATTTGAAAGGTACGTACCATTTTGAAAATTGTACTTTTTTTGGTGTCAAGTGGTTACGCAATGACGCCAACGGTAACGGCGTCTATGAAATGTGCTTTTCCGATGGCTATAACTGTCAATTTGCACGTTTTAAGAGTCAAGATGTTATGCAATTAAAAATGTATGACAAATTTTATTGCAATTTTACATACAAGGGCAAATATAAAACCATGTATGTATTTAATGTCGTAAAAAAGGAGGTGCAGTATCATGTATAATTACAAACCTATTGCTATCCTTAGTGTGTCGGCGTTCGGCGGCCTTAATATATGGGCCGTTGACAATACCATAGAGGATAAAGTTTTAGTCTCTATGGATAACGGGCCGCGTCGTTGGTGCCGTGTCCATATTGACCGTGACGGCAACAGCTATATAGTACGATATAGGCAAAAATATATGTTGTCCGATTTTATGCGTGTTTGATATACGCGTATGTATAACTATATGTTTTATTTAGGAGGTAAAAATGATTAAAATTGAAAAGAAAGAAATAATTATATAAGAAATAAATATTATTGTAAACGGCAAAAAACGCCCGATTGTTATAAAGCAAGTAAAGAGCGTTAAAAGTAAAAGGGTCGTGTTTTATATTACTTGTGACGATTTAACACGCTGCTATCCTTTTTGCTCTCGTCAATATGCTGTACAACGCTTTAAGGTTGCATTGCGTGAATGGTTAACATTGATTAAAAAAGAAGGTGTTTACAATATATAGAGCTCCACGCCTTAAAGGCATAAATAAAATAAAGTTAATCGTAAGTCATTGTAATAAATGTTATCAAAGTTATGATTATAAACATTTTACAATGGTATTTTTAGATACTTATGATAATAGGCTTTTTTCTTACGTGACAGACGCAAAGGGACTAAAAAGAGGCTATAAAACATTTAATTGTTACGGGAGTGTCTTTTTACAAACATACTCATTTAGAGACACCGCCGACGATGTTATATATAAAGCCTTAAAAGACACGGCTATATTTAAACATTATAATAAATTATATAGCCGTGCAGCAAAGGCGGTGTAATAATCGCCATGGGCACATTATTAGCCGCTTTGCTACTCTTTATAATTTTTTACGCAAAGGATTAACATGAGCGTCCCAATGAGGGACGCTCTTTTTTTTATGCCTATTTTACTTGACATAGGTTTATATAAAGGATATGCTTAAAATGCAAAAAAGGTGCTACACTGGCAAACGGTTGTAGCCCCCATAGTGGTATTAAAAATAACCGTTACTAGTGGGCGGTTATTTTTTTTTGTAATAAATCCCTCTATTATATCAACGTTTATTTTACCGTTTTAAGGCCTTTTTATTTTACCATTAATGGTTTTGTATCTAGACAACGTAAAAGGCCGTTATATAGGCGTATACGTTCATGTATCTACAACGTCCCCAATGCATTTTATAGCGTTATGTCTATGTTACCTATGTAATTATATAGCCACCCCCTTTTATGCTGCTCCGATGCGCTCACAAACGTATTGGAGCAGCTTTTTTGTTGTGTTATCGCTCTGTACGCCGTTTTAAGGCACGTTATTTTCCTATAGGTGTAAATTATATGGACGAGCAAAATAAAATCGCTTAAAACGGCGTTTATAAAGGCGTTTATGTTGGCTATTGCGTCGTATCGTACTGGGTGGCCCTAATGTGGCCCCTATGTTTCGTCCTTTGTGTGCCGTTCTGTCGTCGCTCATGTCGTCCTTTGTGTGCCGTTTTGTCGTCTGTATGTTGCCCTTGCGTCGCGTTGTCGTCCCGTTTTGAGCCGTTAAAGGGCACGCAGGCGTTGAGTTGACTCAAAATTGGCGTTCCCTGCTCTACTCTTCTGACAGAGTAGACCAAGCCTAATATTTGCAGAACATATTTTCTTTTTTCTTTCACGTAAGGGAAAGTCTTATTAAGTGCACCCTTTTTCTGGAATTCTTTTGGAATTGATTCATTTAGAGGCTTGACATATTACCAGATTGCTTACTCTTTATATGCACTCTTATATTATATATATGTATTTTAGGTATAATCTATATATACTATATATATTTAATATTTACTACTATATACATATATTATTATCTTCTATATATAGGATAATTAATTATTTCAGGTAGATATACTTTTGCGTATACATACGGGAATAAACGTTCTGTTGTCTATATAGTTTCTACATGTTACAATCAAAGTGGTATTTTATTGGCTCTTTTATGGAACCAAAACGAAACTTTAGGAAAGCGAGGTGGAATTTATGGAATGTAACGAAAACTTTAGTGAAGAGAAAAAATCTATCTTTAAGAAAATAAAATATGATAGCGTGAAACAATCAGCTAAGTTTATGCGTTTAATCTTAAAACTGTTTGCTTCAGGTCTGACAGCTTCCGATTTGGCAAGATGCAAAACATTTGATGCCGCTCGTTATTTCGCCATCATGAAAAGTAATATAGATATTAGCGATACACCATATGCATGGATAAGCGAGTTTCCAAAAGAAACAGAAGATTACTTTGCGCATAGCTCTGGGAAAATTGGAGATGAGTATTTCTTTTCTATAAAGAAAAGAGGTGCTGACAAAGAATTTTACCAAATGAAACCAGAAGATTTTGTCTCGGCTATCTATAAATATTTTTACAATAATAATCCAGATAATAGGATATTTGACGGAAAGATTACTCGTCATGAAGCTGAAATCATATGCGATTATAACTTAATAGAAAAGAGTTCAGACATTGAAAAGCAAAAACTTGCTGAGTTATTTGACAAAGCTAGCGAGCATTTATCGAAAAAGATAAATATTAAAAAAGTGACCAACGCAGACGGTAAATCAGAGTTTGTTGTTTTTATTACTGATAAATTGTCAAAAGATTCACCTAAAAAGAAATCGTAAAGGCTATGCATATACCTACATACCTCTTACGATTCAACATTAGTCCCAATTTCGCAGATTTATTTTTATGGAAAATAAATCTGCGAAATATCGTAATACGGAGTGATTTCGCGTTTGGTGCCGCATAGGCGAATCACTGGGCAGCCTTCGGGAATCGGGCGGTAGCCTTTTTCGGCAGCATAGCCGCCCCATCCAAGGAATGCACCAGATTGGATGTCCCAATGCTCCTTGGCAATCCATTTATGGACATACTTGTTTGGCTCCATGACTAATTGGCGTTGGATGTCGTTCTTGTGCAGATGCTCATAAAAGGTAACGTCAGTGTGCAGCCATTCCATCTTATTGGGATTCTTTTGGTTATGCCATGTAGCAATCGTATAGACGTAATCGCCTACTTTGAAAAATACGGACGCACAGCCTTGCAAGAAAGGAACACCAAGGAATTGCGCAATGATTTCTTCTGGGATAAGCCGATTATATTTCATAGCGCGATTATAACCATGATTACCACTACGGATTCCCACAATGCGATGCTTGATGGGTTTCAAAAGCTCTACGCATTGTATAATCTGTTCGGAACCATGAGCCGCTTCGTCAAAGACGCTAGACTTGGACTGTGTAGAAGCATTATTGGTAGAATCTCCGCCAATCAAAACATAGAAATTAGGGATACTTCGAACGGTATCAATAAATTTACGCAACCGCTTCCCGTCATGGAATTTATCTCCTAAGTGAATGTCGGAGATGTCGGCAAAATACGCATATTTACCATCAGCTTCTACTTCTACGCTATTGCGATTCATCGTTATTTCTGCAATCAATTATCTTTTCTCCTTTTGCAAGTATTGCATCCGTAATCATTGAAACATAGTGAGCACTTACAGGTACTCTTGAAGGAGTCTTGTAAGTATTCAGGAATGCGGCATTTGGTGTGGTATCGGGTTTGTCCTCGATATTTGTATGGGGTGGATGGTTTATTCATCATAAACTCAAATGGGAACGCAGGAATAGAAGAGCCGGAATGGGACGGCAACTGGTCTTTAGAGGTGAATAAATCTAATACATCGTCGTATTTATCTTGGCCAACTCGCAGGCATATTTCTTGGCCTTTGCGAATACGTCGAAGTATGGTCGAGCGATTCACCTGTAAATCATCAGCTATAGCCTGTAGATTTTCATGAAGGACAAATCTGCGGTACAGCAAATAATACGTATCGTCACCAGTTTCTTTTTGTACCAGTTCCATCAGCTTGGAAACTTCTTTTCTGTACACTTCCCTATCTAAGATCTGTTGAGGCGACGCTCCATATGGTGGTATCGTCGCTACTAAAGCCTTTACGATTCGGTTTTGTTTCGCATGCTGTTTCCATTCCTCGAATCGTTCACGTCGTTCAATTTGCTTTAATGGGTTCAATAAATGTATACCTCTCATCTGTCTTTGGTAAAAATCGGGAATGCTCTAAGGATTGGTCTCGGTCACAATAAAATTTACAAGACACGATTTGTCCTACGCCTTTTATTTCTTTTCCGAGACGAATCTTTTTTGGCTTATAATTACGTCCCATTTCTTCGGCATATATTTTTCGCTCTTCTTCAAGTCTGGTAACGTCTTCGCTCCCTTTATAGCGCACATCACGGCTTAAATTCTGCCAGTATTGCAATAATGTATCCTTATCGCCAATACATCCAATATCATACAGTTCCCCTGTATTTCCGAATTCAACTAAGAAATAATGGATGACCATTCGTTCTCCTTTGCTTTCTGGATAGTTTCTAAATCTTCCATCAGTTGTCTGCATACCTCTTCTTGGTGTCGTTCCAACTCTTCTTCTGTTTTGGAGAGCTTACAAGAGGTAACAACGATTGCCACAGTAAGAGTAATAAAGACCGCGGAGAGAATCACATATATAACATCCATGTACTAATCTTTCCCCCAAATATAAAGCCCAAGGCCAGTAACCAAGAGGCTGGCAAGCATACATGCGCCGACCCAACTTGGCGTCAATGCAACCGCTGTTACGTTCGTTGCACAGAAGCCAAATGTACCGATTCTAAACATTGCGTCTCCAATTTTTACCCAATCATACTTCATGTCGCTTTTTCTCCTTTTACACACCAATCATTAAAATAAGGTAACGTCTTCGCCCAATCACAAAATTCATGCCATTCTGGAAGCGTATGGTTTTGACGTTGTTGCACCATCGTTTTAATCTGCTGGTAATTTGTGGTCATAGCAGCCGTCAATTTCATGCCACATGGGTTAGAATATAGGAGTGTCAATAAATTGTCCAAACTTGGATTTGCTTTATAGATTGCCTGTAATTCTACCATTCGTTTTACGATTTGCTTATCTACATACTCATTATAGAGTAACTTTAGGTCACTTTTGGTTAAAGCGTGCATCGTAGACATAGATGAGATAAATTCGAACCAATGGTATCGTTCCGCTTGTGTCCAAGCCTTAATCGTAAAGTCAACTGTAAATTGGACGACAACGCCTTTCAGGAAATTATCATGGCCTGTTCCCGAAGGGACAGAAGCGAGCCGTTTAGCTCGTCCTTCACGTTTTTCCATCGGTTCCGCATCAAAGCATCGTACAGGTTTATCAATAGGAAGCATCGGTAAACGGCAATAACACATAGCCGATTCCAAGCCGTATACTTGTACGTTATGAATATTAAGCATCGGCATCCTCCTCTTCGGAAGTGTCAATTAATAACGCTTGCGAAACATAAACAACACGACATGAGTCTTGTGGTTTGCAAAAATCATCTCCGGCTGCAAACACAGCATATTTCTTTATCCCTTTAGGGAGATATGCTGCAAAATATGCCGTTTCCCACGGTAAGTTAAGGTTTCTTTTTACGACTACTTGTGTACCTCGTCCAACGCCTACCCAATTAACTGCAAACTGCCTTTTAAGCTTACCTACTGCATTATAGATAAGTTTCCCAGCAGGGTCATTATTAGAAAGGTCTACCCCTTTACCTGTTTTGTGGTCATAAATTTTTATCATATTTCCAGTAAACGTTACAGAACAGGTATCTAATGAAGTGTTCATCTATATCTCCTTTATTTAACAATCTTTACTTCATTTTCATGATTTTCAATATATGTAGCAGGATATACTCCGAAACGATAAGGCCACAAAGGGCATTTCATAACAGGACAAAACTTAACCTCATCAGTTTGGTTAGCAGAGCAGTCCATGCATTTTCTCCGAATCGCCCTTATACCAGACGGGTTTCTTACGTTTTTAATTTTAACCTTCGTCATCGATAAGTAACGCCGTCTTTCTGACTCTTGTGTCTAATTCAGGACGTTCATAGCGCATCCGTGTGTATTTCTTAGTCATGTCGTCATAGACACGTTTGCGGAAAGCAAATATGTCTTCATTAGGTCTTCGATAAGCTACCGTAGTTAATTCAATGCCAGAGATTTCGATAATGGGTGCCGCAGCGATACCAATAGCACCTTGGTTAATCTTATCCATGAGTTCTTCATTTTGCGCTTCGTCGACAGTTTCCGCAAAGTTGATTTCTTCGTCGATATGGGTGCTAGCAGGGTCTTTGTCGAGCCAAACGATACCACGAGCAAGCATCGGTGCTTCATAATCAGGCAGTCCATCATGGGGATTTACTTCCCCTTTATACATCACACCACCGTTCGTTAAAGTGTAGCGTTCTGCGTCTTCCTGCGTTTCAAACACGGTAATACCATTGTCGTTATATTCCACATGGAAACCATTTTCTGCAACAACGTATGTATTCATTTGCTAACCTCCTTGTCTAAGCCTGCTTTAACTTCGTTGAATTTATCTTTGTCGATAAAGGTCAAAACCATATCTACATCTATGAAATTTAATACAAACATCCATAGGGCTGTTACGTCATCATTAGACTTGTCCAAAATGGATTTAGCAAGAAATTCTCTGTTAGTCATCTGGTAACTCCTCGTTTAATCTACTTTTTATCGTCTCAATAGAATCCCCTGTAATATGGTCAAAGGCTTGCCAATTAATCAGTCCAAATAATACCGCTAACGAAGCAATACCTTCGTCAGTTTTCAGTAACTCACTAACATCTGCTACAACTTTCTCTTTAAGCGTCATAGAAGCCATCCTTCCATAAAACAACTTTACCAACTTTTAAACTTTTCTTTACATCTACGATACGTTGGTTAGATGACCCACGGAAGCGAAGGCTTGGGTCTTTTAACACTTCCACAAATGGGCCATCCACTAATACATCACAGCATTCTAATAGTGTTTTCTTGTCCTTGTCTTTTATGATTTCTTCAAAGGTAAAACCAGAGTAAACCCATACAGGCTTCCCCGCGTGTGCCGCTTGAAGAATACATTTTAGGCAAAGGCATATATTTTCTGGCTCAAATGGCTCTCCACCAAGGAGAGTCAAACCAGAAACACTAGGATTCTCCAGATATTCCCTCAGCTTTAAAAAGAAGGAAGTATCTGGTGTTTTCCCTGCGTTGAAATCTTGATACTCAGGGTTGAAGCACCCTTTGCAATGCCTGCGGCAACCAGTAACGAACACAGTGGTTCGTATACCGGGGCCATTGGCGATGTCATATTTGCGAATTTGTCCATATCTCAAACTATCACGCACCTATAATGGAATATCTGCGAGTGCTGCCCGTTCTTCCAAGCAGTCTCTATATGCTTTCATTGTCTTCAACTGCTTCGACATCAATTCGATACCACCTACAGGGTTAAACGGAAGCGTACCATTTTTGTAATGGTAGAGGACTCGTTGCAGGCTCATGATTCTTGTATTGAGTTCAAAATATTCGTTGCATAAACGAATTTGCCAATCTTCCATATATACCTCCTAGATGTGCATGACGCGCTGACTAATTTCAGCCGTTTTACCTTTGTTAAAGAAATTACTCCCTAAATAACCGCAAACACGTCTAGTAACGGTCAAGTAGTTGCGGTCTGTATTGCCACATTTAGGGCACTCCCATTCTCCATCTTTATTGACCTTCATTTCTCCGTCGTAGCCACATTTATGGCAATAATCAAGTTTGGTGTTAAACTCAGCGTACTGAATATGGTCGTAGAGGAATTTCATCATAGATAATACTGCTTCGGGATTAGGTTTCATGTCTGGTACTTCAACATAGCTAATGTTGCCGCCTGAGCTAATTTTTTGGAATGGGGCTTCGAGTTCCCACTTTTTGTCCCAATCAATCGGTTCACGGACATCAACATGATAGCTATTGGTATACCACCCCTTATCTGTTACGTTTTTGATTTCACCGAAAAGTTCCTTGTCTTTTTTGCAGAACTTATAGCATAGACTTTCGGATGGGCTACCATATAATGAAAAACCCAAACCAGTTTCTGATTTCCATTTATCGGCAGCATCACGAAGCTTCTGTAATGTTTCTAGTGCCCATTTATACCCCTTAGGAGTTGTGTTGCTTTCGCCAAGCATTAAATAGCATGCTTCGTATAAACCAATATAACCAATGGACAGCGTAGAGTATCCGTTTTGGAGGTACTTATCAATCTTTTCCCCTGGTTTCAATCGTGCATAGGCACCATTTTGCCAAAGAATAGGTGCAATGTCGCTTGTATTCCCCATCATAGCATTGTAACGGAACAGCAATGCTTTTTTAACGAGGAGTAAGCGTTTCTGCAAAAGCTCATCGAATTTCTTTTGGTCTCCCTTTGCGATAATAGCAATCTGCGGAAGATTCAAGCTCACGACACCCATATTGAAGCGACCGTCAAACTTATATTCTCCGTTTTCGTCTTTCCAAAGGGTAAGGAATGAACGGCAATTATGAGATACAATTCCGTCTACGTCAAACAATTCATTTTCTGTAGTCACGTCATAAGCCCAAGCGTCAAACTGTAATGGTTCAATCTTGGTAATAACGCCTTTTTCTGCACATTTTTCTCGATACTCACCAACATTATTAATCTTCTTTTGGGAAGCCATGGCATTCACGAGGTCTTCGTTAGGAATAAAAGATACTTGATAGCGAATTTTATTTTTATCTTTTGAATCATAGCGGTTTAAATAAACCGATGTGTCAAATCCAAGAGATTCAGCTAAAACCATTTCTTGATGAGCTAAAGCTTTATTAGTACTACCAATCTCTACACAGCCAGAGCTTTTGCTAATATATCCGTCAGCATCTACAATACCTGCCAAGAGAGACATTCTCGCTTCTCTCGGCCACAATAAGAAGTCAGCAGGGAGTTGACGGTCTGTTTTCTTTACTCCTCCGAAAATAGAGGAGAAAAAGGTAACAGCTTCGTCAGCTTTATTAGACGGGCCTTTATCTAAAGACACTTCTTTATAGTTGTACTTCATTCCGTATTTGCTTTTATCAATGATTTTGACAGGATAGTTGAAGAAATCTGAAAGGAGTTTTGAGGTTCTTTCGATAATATCTTCTTTATCTTGCCCTAAAGAGACAAATACATGGTTCCGATAACTGCCATCACAAACCATTACGCCAATGAGCCAAGCTAAATAGGTGTCAATACTTCTAGAAGGCAAGTCTACCGTAGCAGGCGCGAAATCGACTTTATCACCAACGGTCATATCTTTCGCTAACACATCTCTACCATCTGTGAGGCGGAAAATGTGGTCAAGTGTTACAGTTGCTGTTCGCCCACCGCTAAAAGTAAAACGTAACCAATCATGAGCTTTTTTACGAATGATACGGCTCATAGGAACTAGTTTCCCTTGACTAGAAATCTTTTCGTCAGCACAAAGGATTTCTTCGCCGTCTTCGTTTTTAATTGCCTGATATTTATATTTGAGATTATTCCATGCTCGTTCAAGCGATTCATTTCTCGTTTCATTTTCTGTTTGGTATGTAACAATAGCATCCCCAACATAGCATCCCATCGGCGAATAAACTTGCCCATCATGTGTTTCGCGCATCTTCTTTGCCGAAACGTAGTCAGGGTACATCCGTTTAGTTGTACATTCTGCAGCTAATTTTGTTAAGTAATAATACGGGCTGTCTTCGTGAATATTGTGTTCATCGAGAACGTAGATTAATTTTGGAAATACCGGGGTTATGACAACACCTTGCTCATTTTTCACCCCTTGAATACGCTGTTTTAAAATTTCTTTGCAAACCATTGCGGCTTCCTTCGCATATTCATAGTCTGGTTCAAAATGTAACGCCAAAGTAACGAAGGGGGACTGGCCGTTGGTTGTTTGCAACGTGTTAAGCTGGTATTGAATAGTCTGAACCCCATCACGGATTTCACGCTTCGTTAAATCCCACGCAAGTTTTTCACATTCCTTATATGGGACTCCATACTTATGGTCTACGTCGCTATCATTTACAAGAAATTCTAAATTCCGTTCAAAGGATTTACGTACGTACGGAGCCAGGATACGGTCAATGCCGTTAATAGCTTGCCCACCATATTGGCTAGATGCAACCTGAGCAATAATTTGCGTCGTAATCGTGCAAGCTGTATGGAAACTCTTTGGCGTTTCTACCATGCACTTATTAATAACCGTGCCATTATCAAGCATATCCTTAAGGTTAATGAGACAGCAGTTGCTCATACCACCTTGCATAATATAGTCCAAATCATGAATATGGATAGCGCAGTTTTTATCCGCTTCCACCAAGTCTTCTGGAAGTAATTTGCGATACGCAATATCCTTGGATACTTCTCCTGCGATTAAATCACGTTGCGTAGAAAGAACCGCAGAGTTTTTATTAGAGTTTTCATCTCGTAAATCTTCATTGGTGCCACCAATAAGAGCCAAGATATTTTCATCCGACGTGTTTTCCTGCCGTTTATACTCATGAATTGACCGATATGCTTCATACGCTTTAGCCGTTGCGGTATTCTGTTCCGCTGCGAGTTGATAGAACACAGCAGTTTCGATTTGCTGTACCGTTGGGATGTTCTGCGGTCTCTTTTCGTAAGCACGAATGGCATCCTGTTCGATATTGTTGGCAATCTTTTCGGCTTGCCCTTTGATGTAAACGCCACTCGGACTATTCATAGCCTTTAAAATAGCGTTTACGATTTTCTGTTTCTGGAACGTTTCCGTTTTACCGTTACGTTTAATGATTTTCAATGTGCATGCTCCTATCGTTTTAGTCAAAAACTCTATTGATTTCATCCTGCTCTGTCAACGCAGAAGTTTTCTTTAGGTTCGTTGCAATGTTGTCGCAAACTTTATAACCAAGTTTTGTGGCATCATCAATCAAGGCCCGAGAGGATATTTAGTGCTTGATTCATAAACTTGGCTTCAAGACGCATACGAGCGATGTCTTTCCCTTTCTGAACATCAAATTTGTCTTACTCGCCACATCTAGCGATGCCAACTAACTGTTCATCACGTGGAAGAGCGTCTTTGATTTTATAAAGAGAATTATCGCAGAGAAGGTCATCGATAATGTCCTTTAAACAGGTTGGCATTGGCTGTTTTTTCAAAATGTTCCGAATATACCCAATGCCAACACTCATCTTGGTGTATCCAGTGCCCTCATTATCTAACTTGCAAACAACAACCTTCTTCTCCTCGTTAACGAAATGCTTGAATTTCATAATGTCTCCTCCTATTTACCTGTACTACCAAAACCGCCTACACCACGGTTCGTCTCACTTAACGTCTGTGCTTCTTTAAAGACGACTGGCACGTCTTTCTTGATAATACCTTGGACGAATCGTTCACCTTTCTTGATGGTATAATCGCTGTTCCCAATGTTGTCAAAGAGGGCTATGATTTCGCCTCGGTAGTTTCTATCAATAACACCCACCTGATTACTTAAGCGAAGGCCAGTCTTTTTACCATAAGAACTCCGCATAAAGAGTTCCATATAGTACCCTTCTGGAATCTCTAAGGCAATACCAGTACCAACAGACCGCCCTGCTTGACGAGCATGAACAGTAGTATCTTCTGGTGCGTAGAAGTCCCAACCTGCGTTACCTTCACTACTTACTGGCGGTTTCGCATCAGGACGAAGTTTTTTAAACTTAATTTCAATCCGCTTCACTGTTGCCATTACCAATCACTCCCATCGCTATCCCAGCTAGAGTCGTCAGAAGAATCGTAGCTGTCTGACGAACTGTAATCATAAGAGGAGTTCATAAATGTTCCAACAGCAACACCTGTCAAAAACCCATCATCGTCGTCATAAATAGTCTGTGCATAGCCCGAACTGTTAGTAAGACGAGATTTTTGGTTTAATTTTTTTCTTTTTACGCAATTTTTCTCGTTCTGCTTTAATCAAGTTTCCGCCCATTTTCTCTTCTCTGTTTCCAATATTTGTAGAGTTTATAGACCACTACGCAAACAATAATAAATGCAATCAAGTCAATGATTAAATACAAAGTCATGTAACTCAGTGGTGCAGCAGTGTAGCCGTAGCCACCTGCCATCGGGTAATACATGCCCCAAGGATGCATCAGTGAGCCTGCCGTCATGCCGCCCATAAAGCCACCCATGAATCCGCTAAAGCCACTGCCATAGTTGCCATAATAATGATTTACATTGGCGTAACTACTAGGACGGTTACTATTGAAGTAGCCGCCACCGCTACGACTCGAAGAAGCAGGCGTACTATTAAAGTTGCCTCCGCTTCTACTCGGTGTTGCCTTGGAGGGCGAGCCAAAGAATCCACCAATAGACGAAGGTGTTTTCGTTGGCGTAGCACTAAAGGAACCACCGCTACGAGATGTGGCAGGAGCCGCTTTTACCGCCCCAAAAGAACCACCACTGCTACGGCTTACAGAACTAGTAGCTGCCCTTGCGCCACCACCAGAGGAAGCATGGCCGCCACCACCAGAGGAAGCATGGCCGCCACCGCCTTTGGCAAGCACAGGCGCAGTAACAGCGAAACTTACAGCCATAAAAGCGGCAACTGCTAAGGTAAACGCTTTCTTAAGCTTCAACGCTAACCACCTGCGACACCAAGGCAATCGCTTCATGACCTTCATTATCTGCCAAGAAGATATAATCAAACTGAGCGATTTCCTGAACGACTTGTTCAAGCGTCACCGCACAATCTGGCGTGTAATACCCTTGTGAACCATCTGATAAATGTACTAGAAATTTCATTGCTTATTCTCCTTTAGCCATTGAATTTTATCTTGAATTGCCGCTGTCAATTCCTCTACGGTATGCAGACGGCTTTCAAATTTTAATCCATCCCATGAACCAGACACCTTTGCTAAGTCACTCGCTAGCGTATGGATTTCACGGAATCGATTTGCTGCCTCAAATTTGAGCATCTTTCTTCTCCTTAAGCCAATCTCTGTAGAATCCAAACCAGTCCTCCAAATACATCGTTACGAGCCATGGTTGACGGCTCTTTTTATGTGCCACGATAGGAACGTCACCGTTGCCATTTGCAGTAGCATCGTTAGTCGATTGCTCCATTGCCTTACGTAGATTTAGGTTCTCTACGAATTTGCACTCTACGTGGATATGCGGCAATCCTTCCACATCCCCAGCGTCACCCGTGGAACCGCAATATTGGCTCATTCTCCTTGCTTTTAAAAAGCCATATTCTCTACAAATAGAAGCAAACTCCCTCTCTCCTCGCTTCCCTTTATTGCGTGACGCTCTGCCTATTTTGTGGTGGTCAACCATGCGATTCACCCCACAATTCGCCTTTGATATATCTTTGAAGATATTCCTTGGCTTGTTTCTCGCTTATAATGCCTTTATATCGCATAGCCTCGTTTGGCGCATCGTCGTGGATAGCCTTATGACAGTCTTTGCAAAGGAGAACTAAATTGTCTGGCGTATCGGAACCACCGTCATTTTTATAAACGACATGATGGATTTCCTCACCTTTTTCTCCGCAAAGGACACACCATTTGTCACGCTCTTGGACATATTGGCGAATCTTGTTCCAGTTTGGGACATGTCCGTTACTTTTACGCTTCACGCTTTGCAATCGCCTCCGCTTTCTGACGCAATTCTCGCAAAGATAACCACGTATTATTTACCTTATAGGTGCATAAATCGCAAAACGTGTTGATTTCCTTTTCACTTGGATGGTTCAGCTGTTTATACGTAACGAATCCATCACGACGCGTCAGGCGTTTAATGCGAGTCTTTCGAGAAGCATACACATAGACGGAAACGTCATTTGGGAAGGCTTCAAATTCGTTTCGATAACGGCAATCTGTGATGATATATGGAGGCTCTCCTGCGTCGTGAATGTCGGCTTTAAGGAGCTTAATCCAAAAATCTGGGTCAATATCACGAAACCCTTGTCCTACCACTTGGAGAACTGTACGCTTCTTTCTTGTAGCATTACTTTTCTCGGCATATTTCAGGAGCAGAATCATACGCGAATCCATCATACCCAAACGACCTACGATATAATCCAAGGCTACGCCAGAGCCATCAATCTGCGCTAAACTAACGATTTTACGTACTTCGTCCCCAAAAGCAAATCGTCTCAACTTCGGGAACATCGCTGCAAAGGTATCTTTCCCTGCCCCTGCTTTGCCGACTAAGAGCATGCAACTAACCCTTCTGCGTTACTTTTAGGCGGTTCGTGATTAACAATAGTACGCAACATATCAATAAACACAGATGATTCTAATTTCAAGATTTTAGTGTGTGGAATATTGTAGACATACAGTAAATAGTCAATGTCTTGTTTAATCACGACTGCTTCTGCTTCGTCCTCAATGCGACCTGTTTGTTCATACGGAAAATCGCAATTAAGGAAGAAATTGACGTTATCAAAAGAATAGAACTCTTTTAACACTAAGTCGTAGAAAGGAGCCGCTTGTTTTTCGCCATAGATAAGACTAAGCAACAATGGTGCATCCGTAATGACATAGTCTACTTTACCTTCCATTTGCTTTAGTTTCTTTCGTTGTAACGCAAACGACAACAGTTGGTCGCGCAGGATGTACTTGTCATTAGAATAAACGGCATCTTTAACGACTTCTGGTGCCATTTCTACGTTGAATCCAGCAGCTTTCATTGCGCTAAATAAGCGTGCCATCGTTGCCGATTTACCGCTACATGGCGCACCAAATAAATTCACAACTACCATTTTGACCCTCTCTTTTCTATTGATTAGTCCCATAAAAGGGAGATTCTTACGTAAGGAGTAACTATTTGCGGTTCCTTTTCGTACAACACTTTACTGATTTGAGGGACAACGCTATCTCCATCGCTATCTGTAAAAATGATGTCCGTTGACGTTGGGACTTCTTTCAAAATATCAAGCAGTTCTTTTACGGTCATTTGTGTTCCTCCTTGTAATATGGGCAATGCATATTGACGCTACAGTAACTTTCACAACGACGGCCATCCCACGTTTCTTCGCACTTAGGAGGAAGCGTTTTTGTTTGCATAGCGGTCATCAGTTTGTCATAGCGGTCATAGAACCATGCGAGCATTTTATCGTCGTCATATTTAGGGATTTCAATGAGATATGCACGTCGGTCAAGACCTAGTTGTTTTAATTGGCTGTCAGGCTCTTTTGCCATCGCTTGCAGAATCATTTTGTCAGTTTGTATACCATTTTGTTTTAGTAGGATACGGTACATATTCTGCTGTTTATCGTATCCGTGGTAATCAGGTCTGCCACCGGGTTTCAGCTTGTATCGCCATTCCTTTTGCCCTTTGCGTTTGCCTCGTTTGAACTCATGGTAGTAACCTTTACGTTCATAACCAAGCATCATAGCTAAAGAATAGGCCGAGACGAATTTGTAGTCGTATAAAACCCGATGCTTCAAATCTATCAAGTCTGGTTGCCCAGTAACTCGCCCTGTATCATCCACCATGCGAAATTCCCCAATGCAATTCCATGGCATACATCCTTCAAGTAACGCATGGGCGGCAGTCCCCATACCTGCTTGTAAGCAATCCATTGGCGCAATCGTTTCAGGGGCTGTTAGCTTCAAATAAGAGAGCAGCGTTGGTTGAATCAACTGTGTTACAGAAAATGTTTTGCCGTCCCATGAACGAGTTTTAGAAGCAAAAATGCGTGTCGATGGAGCCAAGCACGGATAGTCGCATCCATATAAGCATTGGTCTACCGTGACAGTCTCGCCATTAGGACATTTAAAATTTTTAATCATGAATTACCTATGGCACCTCCGATAATGGGACTTCTTGTAACGAGTAGTCCTCTTTGTTGTATTTATATTTAAACAGCAACGGCCCATCCATTTCACGACGGCTCTTACTGATTTTAAAATACGTATCATTCTTGGCTTCCTCACGGCTAATAGAATCCATAGACGAATCCACTAGCGCAGGCCGCCAAACGAGCAACATAATGTCGCACGCTGAAATAAAGCTATTTGGTCCCTTAATGTCCTTATTGACTGGCGGACGAAACTTCTTGGAATCCGTTTGTAAGGCACCATCGTTTAGCTGTGTGAGCATCAGCAATGGACAATGGTATTTATTCGTAAAGAACTTCATCTTGTGAGCTTCGCTTTCATACACGCCGAAATCACTAACGCCACGTAACAGCTGAAAATGGTCAACAATGACGAAATCCACACGGAAACCGCTTTGATTCAATGCTTCCGTTACCTTTGCGATTTTGTCCATGTTCATATCGCCATCATCCACGAAGCGCAATCGGTTCCCAAGCTTTTCCTTGACTTGAGCGTACAGGTCAGCCCCTTCGTCTGTCTCAAGATACTCTAGGAGTTTCGCTTTGTTCATATGGAACAGCTCTTGCAGAATCGTTTGCATGAACTGGCCTTTCGGCATTTCCATAGTAAAAATCAAGACGTTATTCTTTTCTCGAACTAATCGATATGCCGCAATCTTTGCCGCAATGAAGGACTTACCGTTACCGCTATACGCACCAAGACCAATCACATCCGTATCCTTAATACCGCCTAGAGATTCATCAATAGACTTAAATCCAAGCCCTGTGGAACCGCTTGTAAGATAATCTTTGAAAGCCTCAAAGGAGTCATCTACGCCGCTTGCAAGGGACGAGATTTCATCCACCGTCTGGCGGTCAATAGAGAGATATTCCTTGACTTCTTCTAAAGGCTTGCCCCAACGAACAGCTAACTCATCTGCAATATCAGATTTTACGAGCTTATCCTTAACGGTCTTACAGAAGGCTGCCGCTTTCTTGTATTCGGCGGTTCTATCTGGTAGCTCGTTTAGTTCCAAATCAAGGACAGCAATGTCAAGCGGTATAGTAGGTAAAGAGCCAATATGTACCCCTGCTTTTAACAGGTCGTTATAATCTTTGCATACTAATATTCCATCTCATCCTCCCATACCGCCCAATTTTCTGAATCCCAAAGAATATGATGAGGGTCAGGCGAGCTATATAGTAATTCCAAAGCCTTATCTACTGCATCGTCATCATCCTCGGCATCTACATGGATAACAACGCGGTATTCAACGCTAAACCGTCTCATACTGATTGTTGATGCGCTCTAGCTCTTTGTTTAGGCCACCCATAGATTTCGCTCTAGGGAGGAACTTAACAGTTCGCTCTTGGATATTTTTGATGCAGGCTTCTTCTAATTTATTTACGTCCTTACCTTGATTCGCATACGTTTCGTAAGCGGTAAGCAAGATGCGAACAATCTCAGCGTTATCATATTGACCGAATACATCTTCGTAGCAAGAAAGGATGTTGCCGACCATAAAATATGCATTTTCATTACGGAACAGAACACCGTTAATGAAACCTTTAAAATTGCTTTCAATTCTACCTTCCACGCCTTGTTACGTCCTTTCGTAATAAATCATTGGTACTAAATGCAACCGTAAGAAGTGTCGCAGCCTCTATGCCATGAGGGAAATTACAGATAAAAACAACACCAATCAAAATCAGCCACATCAGTAACGCATTGAGTAACACTTCTGCGCTACCAATAGCGACTCGTTTCCAGTCAATCATATAGGCCTCCTACAGCTTCCATTTCAGTAAAAACTCAGGGTTAATCGCTTTGAAACTAACCCGATTGCCAACCATACCTCCAAAGCCATTGTCATCAATGATAGTTGCCGTTTCTATTCTATCCGCATTAGGGATAGGCTTGTGGTCTTTGATGACCTGAATAGAAGCGAGCTTCCTCAATCCTTTTTATGACTCCCGAAGTTCAAGCATAAGGTCATAATAAAGCCACCAAAATTGACGACACTATTGCTAAGGTCTGCCCCTGTAGCCCATCTAAAACCATAAGCTAAGGCAAACGCAATAAGTGCTTTAATGACAAAAATAGCGAAAACCCCAATAATCAGTACGCCACCAATGAGCGTTTTTATGATTTTTATAAGAATCCCTCCCAGCGTTTAGCGTGGATGATATACCGGACGTCTTTGCTTTCAACTACTCGTTGTTGCGGACGCTTTCCAATCGTCATCGTATCAAAAATGAGGTCTTCGTTTTTATTAAGCCGCTTACCTTTAACGATGAAAGCTATAAATTTATTTGTAATAATGATATCCCCAATATTAGGCATAAGCTTCTCCTTTCGGGAAGACAGGGCACCTAACATTTAAGTCAGGCGCATATTTCAAAATGTCTTGGCGAATGCGAGGTAATGAGCGTTTCCCTTCTGCGTCAATCGCGGGGTTATCAACGGACAAAATAATGGTCAAATCAGGGAAGCGTTTCTGCAAATCCGCTAATAACAACAGCTGTTGTTTCGTTGGTTTGCTTCCCATGTAGCCTACGCAAGCCAATCCTTGTTGATGTGCTGAGATGACATCCATGTTCCCTTCTACGACATGAAGCGTATTCGTATCTTTGATTCGCTTAACAGCACGATGATAGTTGTACAGAATTTCACCCTTTTTAAACACATCATTGTCTGCCGTATTGCGATATTTAGGCCTTCCTTCGTCTAATCGACGCTTGGTAAAGCCTACGATACGTCCATATATATCTTGGAGTGGAATAACCAGTCCAGAAGATTCACCCAGGAACCCACCTTTGGTATACCCTAGACGAAATTCTTGTATGGTCTCTGGTGTAAAATGTCTACTTTTCGTCAAGTAATCGTATAGTTTTCCTGCATGGCGTTGCATATGTGCAGCTATTTGCGTATTTTTACCAACGATGCTACGTTGCCTTTGATACAACTTATCATCTGTAGAAACCTCATACTCTTCACAAAGCTGTTCTACTGCTTGGTAGAATGGATACCCAGTGACTTCACTGTAGAACTGAATTGCATTGCCAAAGGAATGACAAGCGAAACAGTAATATGTACCATCGGGATATACCGCAAAAGATGTAGGATTGTCCCCATGGTGAATAGGACATTTTCCACGGAAGACTCCGTTACGGTCTTCTTTTAGGTCAGTATATTTGTTGACTAAGTCAACTAAATCTACTTTATAAAGTAAAGCACCTACAACATTCATTTATAAACATCCATTAAACGTAGTTGGTACTCTTCTTTGCAATATTGGCAAGCATCATCCCAACCTGCCCAATTATCAACACCACAAGAGATAAGGCTATCTAAGCGTTTGTCGTTGTTAATTAATTCCTCATATTCCTTCACAGGAATCGTTACCATTTCATCTTGATTAGTCACATACATCACCCTTTCTCATAAATTGAGCAATACGGCTAATAATAAAATCCGCACAAGGCTGAGCCATGCCGTTTCCAATCGCTTTATAACGAACGGAATCACTTGCTCCCTCAACGGCTGTCCAGTTATCAGGAAGCCCTTGGAGTCGTTCACACTCAAGTGGGGTCAACCGCCGAAGCTTTATGTTTTTATTAGCGACTGCATGACGGTCAATCGTATTAAGCGCAAAAGAACAATTTGTTTTTACACCAGTGCCATGTTGATTCGTTTTGTGGTCGCAAGTATTACCTGAGACACAATAGGACTTTACCAAAGGCACGTTGCCGCCACCAGTTCCCATAAATGCGTTGAGAGTAGGCGACATTCCCTCGTAAACCCTTACAACATCTCTACGTTGCGTACAGTCTAGAACAGGGATTTTATCGGATGTAATAGGCGCGCCTTTATATATATGAGCAGTTAGGCAATTTACTTTCCCTTTTGTTACTTCCGTTTTAGCTCCACCTTGGTCGTTTAAGATGACTGCCTCTTGAGAATTTCCACAAGTCCTTCTGGCAGCATTTTGTTTGCCTTCTTGGCTCGTCTGAGAATACCTTGGCATGCTCTGGGGCTTAAATAATATTTCATCAATACCCCCTCCTGTTCCAAAATGGTTGACAAGGAAGATTCTTTCGCGATGCTGGGGGACTCCCCAATATTGGGCGTCCAGTGTTCGCCATCCGAGCGTACCGCTTTCGCATTCAACCATTCCCGCTTTTGCCCATTTAAGTTCAGGTGTTGGAATACTGGCCGTTGTGAGCGACTCGATGACAGCTCTAAAATCCATCCCTTTATTGGACGAAAACGCACCAACGACGTTTTCCCAGACGACGTATTTTGGGTATTTACCACCTGTTTTCTCCCTCATTTCATGTATAATTCTGCTTGCTTCGAAAAAGAGACTTGAACGCTCTCCTTCGAGCCCCTTCCTATCCCCTACAACGGAAAGGTTCTGACAGGGCGAGCCTAACGTAATAATATCGACAGGCTTTAAATTATAGCCAGTGATATTCGTAATGTCTCCTACTTGCGCTACGTCGGGGAAATGCTCCGCTGTAACCTTGAGTGGCACTTTTTCGATTTCGCTTGACCATATAGGCTTGATACCTGCACGTTTGGCCGCGATGAGCCAACCTCCGATACCATTAAAGAGAGAACCAAGTGTAATCATCGCTTTCCCCTAATTTCTGGTTTCTGGGTGGTAACGTCTAAGTCTTTCCGTTTACACCAACGCAGGCGAGCACATCGTTGTAACGCCTGTACTCCCATAGATGGGCATAATTGGAAAAGTCCATCTTCTCGTTTTTCGCATTCCACGAGAATATCTTCGCCCTTAATTCCCCTTACAAGAGCGCGTCCTTTTAACTTTTTTGACGACACGAAGTCGCCAACTTTTAGTTTCATTCTGGATTTTCTCCCTTCTCTTCTTTTCTCTCTCTGAGGGCTTACTGCCTAGCTTGTCTACAAAGACGTAGACCTTGCCAAGCAAGGGAACCCAAGCGGCCAACCCTTTTGTCCGTATGGTCTTCACATAGAACCACCGTGTTTGATTTCGTAAGAGCCATACGCATCTGTCTTGCACCTTCTGTTTCTTTGCAGGGTTCGCTTGCCATGAAATAATGAAAATTTGAGGCCAGACAGAAAGGACTGCCCTAGAAAAGTCGTTGTATGACAATCTATGAAAAGCATGGACATCGTTTTTCTTGAAGTCCTTTTTAAGTTTTTCACAGTCCTTTTCTGTGAGTACCCCTGTGTACTGCTGAAAGAACATGGAGTTGCCCTCAGTAAGCCACTGAATAGCCATTGGCTCTCTACAAAAGTTCATAAACATCTGCCCTTTCGTAGTCACTTACGGCATGGCTTTGCAGTTTTGCTTCGTTGTGTAGCCTGCAACAATTCCATAATTCCGTCAGCGGTGGCCTATCTTTGGTATCCAAGAGGTACGTATACATTTCTGTTAAGTCTCCCTCAGGAGCCTTTAGGAATGTGTTCCGTAACTTAAAGTAATCAGGCGTAGGCCTGCGACCACAAAAGCATTTACCTTTGAAGTATAGGAGGCTCAGATGATGAGCTTTCTTTTTTATATCTAGTTTTTGGAATTCTTTAGGTGTCATTTACAGCCCTCAATTCTGCCATAGAGGAGGTATTTTGGATTACAAAACGTTCATAGAAATATTATTTTTAATTAGGAAGGAGGTGAAATTAAGAAATCCTCTATGGCACGAGTCAGGACTGTAAAAACAGCCCCAAAATTCACGGTCTTGTACAGCCGCTGTTAGAACGGCTCTTCTTCTTCGCTTTCTTCCACAGGGAAGTCTTCGCCGTATTCAGCCGCTTTAATCAACTGAATTTTCTGGAGACCAAGACTAAGGCCATAATTCATAGCCGACATCTTATAAGGCCGTGGATAGAACATTAAGCGACCTTCTGAGCCATTTGGGATTTCCGTATTGTCTGGGAGGGCTTCGTTAAGGCCGTTGACGATTTTAATAGTCCGTTCGGGGCCTTCGCTGCCATCTTTATTTTTCTTGAAGCGATTCACTTTCGCTTTCAAAAGGTAACGAACGTTACCTTCTTTGTCTTTCTTCTTTTTTACGCCTAAGAATGGATTCAAGACTTCTACTTCGTCTTTAACCTCTTCGTATTCTTTAGACGCTTCCCAGACCTTAGTTAAGTCTGCTTTCATCTTTTCGTACCCTTCTTCGTCAAACTCAATGGTTCCCGAATACTTACCAGTAGGTTTGTCTTTGTAAGTGTCTTCGGTTCCGTTGATTCGAACGAACAAGAGTTTCCCGATTGGTGTAAACAATTCCTTATTCTCCTTTGTCAAATAAATTTTCCGCCCTTTTGGACATGACCACATTATACATTCTTTCTTATTTTTGTCAATATATTCCTAATTTTCTTTTTTATTTCCTATTTTCCTTGACATTTTCTTTTATTCAGAGTATTCTTTTCTTGTCAGCAAAACTACATAGTGCTTCGGTTCAGGGAACACCGAACTATCAAAAGCCGCAGGATAGCTCACCTGATTAGACAACATGAGCAGTCGATTACGGCAACGGACAGCCACGTATACGCTCTACGATGGTTTCGGCTTAGGGAGACGACATCCAACAAAGGTCGGGCATAGGAGAAACTGGTGCTGAAAAGCAGGGTAGCTGTGGAGTCCTAGGGACGGTTTCTAGGCGATGAAGCAGTGATGAGGAGCGTTTGACGAAGGGCGACGGTTGTACGGCCTTGTCAACTTACCTAGACGACGTTTATGCGTCTGTCTTGGGTGAGTTTTCCGTTGGCTCAGGATACCGGCCCATGCAGTACAACATATGTCAACGATAACGTTATTCAGACATATGTGAGTAGAAAGGATGATTGAAGTGAATTTAGTGCAAGTAAATAATAACCAAGTAGTGACTTCAAGCCGTGTAATAGCTGAAACATTTGGGAAGCGTCACGACCACGTATTAAGAGACATTGAGACTCTCGTAAAGGGTCTCCCCAAAAGTGGGGACACCCCCTCTTTATTCTTTAAAACGTTCGAAGCAAACCAACAAAATGGACAAAGTTATCCACTTTACTATATGACTAGAGACGGATTTAGTCTTCTAGTTATGGGCCTTAAAGGAGCTAAGGCTCTCGAATGGAAAATGAAGTATATTAATGCATTCAACCAAATGGAAGAACAGTTGAAGAATCCATTCGTATCGGACATTCCTAAGACGTTGCCCGATGCATTGATTGCATACGCTCACGCTTTAGAAGAAAAGGACAAAGCCTTGAAGCAAATCGAAGCTGATAAACCAAAGGTTGCCCTTGCGAATGCCATTAGTGTAAGTGATGACGACATTCCTGTTGGCTCTATGGCTAAAGTGTTGTGCCAGAATGGCTATCAGACAGGACGTTCGCGTTTCTTTGCGTGGCTCCGTGAAAACGACTTCTTAATCAAAGAAGGTAAGGAAAAGAATCAGCCTCGTCAAGAATGGATTGAAAAAGGCTTCTTTAAAGTCCGTGAAGTGCCGTATAAGATTGGGACGCGGACACAAATCAATATTCGGACATACATTACGCCGAAAGGGCAAGAATATTTCATTAGACGCTTGTTAGGAGGTGAAGCCGCATGAGAGAACCGAAAGAAATCGCAATTTCTATCCATGATTTCGAACGTATCCTTAGCCTCCTTCCAAAGGACAGCTTGTCGCTGACGTTATCCACGTCACTACAGATGTTAATTGGACTGGTCATCTTGGATACAGAAAAAGGTGACAAAGAAATGCTCCGTATCTATAATGAGCAATGTAAGGACGACCCAGTTGTCCAGAAGGTGAACTAAATGGAGTTCTTATGCAACCTCCATCAGCACACCGATGCAAGCCTTCATGATGGATTTGCTACCCTTCATGACTTGACTAAACGTGCCAAGGAGTTAAACTATACGGCTCTGGCATGTACCAATCATGGAACCTGTAGCGACTTGATACAATTTTATAAAGAATGCAAAAAGCAAGGGCTTAAGCCGATTCTTGGCTGTGAAATGTACTTTGTACATGATATTAACTTGAATGAATCGCCGTTGTATCACATGTTATTCCTAGCTAAAGATATGACGGGCTATAAGAACCTTATGAAGCTTGATACCTACGCTCATGAACATTTCTATAAGAAGCCGCGTATCGACATGGCTGCCATTGCAGAGTTCCACGAAGGACTCATCTGCTCTACAGCTTGTATCGCAGGTGTTATGCGACAGGATGAGCCAAAGGAAGATATGTATCAACTGCACGACATCTTCAAGGATGACCTGTATTGTGAATTACAACCGCACTCGACAGAAGACCAGAAAACCTACAATCACAAAGTCTATGACTTCGCTAGGACTCATGGTCATAAATGTATCATTACCTTGGATGCTCATTATGTCCGCAAAGAAGACGCTCCGTATCATCGGTATTGGCTCTTGTTAGGCGATGAAAGTGACTACTACTCCACGCCTACGTATCATTTAATGGACACGAAAGAGGTAATGGATTTTATGACTTCCTATCACGGTTTTACTAAAGGGGAAATCGAAGAAACCTTTGAGACTATCCAAGAGGTTGTGGATAAATGTAACGTAGAGATTCCTTTCGGCGGACAGCACTATCCAAACTACTGCGATGACCCAGAGGCCTATATTCGTCGTCGTTGTAACGAAGGATTCAAGGCTATGAAGGTATCTACGTGGCCAAACAAAAAGGAACACATCGACCGTATTAAATACGAAATCGATATGCTCCGAAAGGTAAACTATTTGAATTATATGTGTATCGTAGACGACATGCTCCATTGGTGCAACAGAAAAGGCATCCGCACAGGGATGGGTCGTGGTTCCGTTTGCGGTAGCGACGTGGCTTACTTTATGGGAATAACGAAAGTTGACCCATTGAAATATAAGTTGCTGTTTGAACGTTTTGCCAACCCAGAACGTACAAGTAGCGCAGATAAACATTTATGTCGAGTTTGTTAGAAATAACAGATGTTAATTCATGTGAACTGCATTGCTTGCAGGTGTCTTCCTCACAGGGAGGCTAACGGTGAAACTCCTAATGGGACAACACCGTGCTAAGATTTTATACCAAAAGGAGACTTCCTTATACCAGATTTAAGCGATATGAGACCAGTTAAGGGTTATGAAAACTCCTATTTGGTCTCGCGCACTGGCGATATTTACTCTTTAAACAAAGAAGCATTTTTAAAGACAAGACCAACAACAACATCCCCTTATTTATATACTAGATTGTACCGAAATGGGAAAATATACCACACGCCAGTTCATAGGGTTGTAGCTTTTACGTTTATACCCAACCCAATGAACAAGCCTGAGGTTGACCATATTGATAAAAATATCTTAAACAACGACGTGTCCAACTTGCGTTGGGTAACGCGCAAAGAAAATTTAGAACATTCCTACACAACAATGTCGCCTGTAAGGAATTTCAGAAGATGTACATTATTCTACAATGGGGTGAAAGTTAAAGATTTTCAAAGCATTAACGAGTGTTGTCGCTATGCGGCAACAGAATTAGGGATGTCTTTCTCGTCTTTAAACAAATATCGCAAGGTTGGTAAGTATGAAATAAAGTGTAACGACTAGCTCGTAGGAGCGTAGGGCGGAAGATGAGCTACCGTCCGAAGTGCATGACACCTAAACCGAAATGGCAAGGTGAAGAGATAGTCTACTCCCTATGGTAACATAGGGTACTAAGGATTGATACGGACGTACAAACGTCTCGTCGTAGTGAACTTATTGATTATATTAAGAGTCGCTATGGTGAAGTGTATCAGGTACGCACCTTTGGCTACATCAAGGCTAAGTCTGCGTGCCGTAGAGCGTGCCAAGCATTGGATTACGACCAAGAAACGACGAATGCACTTTGTAAGAGCGTAAATGATGAACCAGAGTCACTGAAAAATATCTCTGACAAGAAGGTTTGTGACATCGCTGAGCATTTCCTTGGCCACATCATCAACTACTCTACCCATGCGTCTGCGGTTATTGTTTGCCCTAATGACATCAATAATTACACTACGATTGAACGTCAAAAGAACACCAAGACTGGTGAATATGACTTTGTAGTCGCCTACGAATTCCATGATTGCGAAGCCATGGGGCTCTTAAAGCTTGATATATTAGGGCTCCAGCATTTGGATGTCATTGACAGAGTCATTAAGGAAACAGGCGTAGATTACATGGCTATCCCTGACCGAGATGAAAAAACGGCGCAAATGATACGCCAAGGGCATACAGAAGGTGTGTTCCAGAGTGAATCGCAAGGCTTTACCGAAACGCTCCAAGAAATGCATACTGAGGAAGCCAATGACGTTATCGTTACGAACGCTCTCTTTAGACCGGGTGCGTTAGACTCTGGGACGACCAAAGAGTACATCATGCGTCGTACAGGGAAACATGCTGTTCATTACCCTGTAGAAGAGCTAAAGCCTGCGTTAAAGGACACATATGGCCTCTTTATTTACCAAGAAGAAGTTATGGCAGGAGCCAGAGTCCTTTGTGGCTATTCCTTAGGGCAAGCAGACAACGTTCGACGCATCATTGGCCGTAAAATCGAGGAAGAAATGGCTCCATGTATCGCTGATATGAAAGCCAAGGCTAAAGAAAAAGGGACGCCAGAAGAGGCCGTTGATGAGTTTACCAAGGTTGTAGCTGCTTCTGCCTCTTACCTATTTAATAAGTCACACGCGGCAGCATATGGCCTCACCGCTTGGCGTAGTGCGTACCTCAAAGCGCATTACCCGATGCAGTATTGGTGTTCCTTCTTGAATCAAAAATGCAAGGACAAGGAATTCCCTACGTATATCAAAGCGGCTAAACGCATGGGCGTCAATATCAAGTACCCTGAACTTGGACAACAGATGTGTAAAGTTGTCGGTACAGGGATTCAGCTTGGAACCAACTGCATCAAAGGCGTTGGCAAAATTGAAGCCCCAATGAAAAAGGATGACATACTTAAGGTTATGAACCAGTACCCGTCTAATACCTTAAAGGCTCTCATTAGCGGTGGTGCCTTGGATTATTTCAAAATACCACGCAATAAGCTTGTAGGTTCTATTGATGGTATCAAACGTCACCTTAAAGACCTCAATAAGTGGCACGATGCAATTAAGCGTTGGGAAGCCAATACGAAGTATAAGCCTGAGCAGTGTCAAAAACGCATCAAGGAATATCAAGATAAAATTCGGTCTGCGCAAATGAAATGGCATGTTGACCCTAAGTTCCATGACGCGACAGAAGAAACGGCCGTCTTTGGTTTCACCTTCTTAAATCCGTTTGATGGATATGATTTGTCTTTGGTGAACAACAAGACGGTATTCGCAGGTGTCGTCACTCGCTTTAAAGAAATTACTGACCGTAAAGGACGACAGATGGCGTTTGTCGATATAGAAAGGGACGACAAGAAGCCAATGAATTTCCCTATGTTTGCACAGCAATATAAAAAACTCGAAGTTGGCAAGCCTTACCTCTTTGGGTTAAAAAATAGACCTACAGGCTTTATTATGGATTCTGTTCAGAAACTTAAGAGGGTAAGCTAATGATTCCTCTGAAGGGTAGAAAGGTTACTGTTATTAACCCTAAATCATTATATTTTGGGATGACAGGCGAAATCCTTGCTTCTGATACCGATAAAATAAGCGTAAAAATCGATTACCCTAAAGGAGCTATCCCTATGTGGCAATTACAATTATTCGATAAAGAAGAGTTATGTTTTATAGATTAGGAGTATACAAGGAATGAATTTATTAGATATTGTTAATTACTTACAGTCGCATTATAGCGACGCTAATATTCAGCCAATTTTTCGTTTGGCTTATATGAAAGGGTTTCAAGACTGTAAAAACATGGTTATTGCCTGTGCGGCAGAGAAAGCCATTGAGGTAAAGCCAGAATGAATTTATGGGAGGAAACGATTTACTGTTTAGAGCTTAATGGTAAAACATGGGACGACGTAGAAGCCATTGGCTGCGGTGCGTTCCAAATTATCAAAGAGAATTTTGAAATAGTTGCTAAGGTTACAGAATACGACGGCGACTATGGCTCTCAAAGAATTGCTCAAAATTTAATCATCTTAGGTGATGATTGGTGGATATGTCAAGGAGAGTGTGACGGTGCCGAATGGTGGGAATTCAATATTAAACCAGACGAAATCATGGATAAACCAATGAGATTCGTTAAATACTTAGACGCTAATAAAGCGAACTTAACTGGTTGGAAAACATTAGGAGAAATCAACAACATACCAAAGGAGGACAAAGCATGTTAGGGTTAACACGTTATACATTATTGTGGGGAATTGGCGTTATTATTGGCTACAGCTTAGCGTTATGGGGCTTCTAGGAGGCATCTATGTTAGTCGCTAAAGAAAACGAAGTTGAGACCATTACGAAGCCAGTGATTCGGATTACGCTGACACCAGAGGAAGCTAAAACGCTAGGCTACAATCTGTATAATCACATCTGTTACTTAAACTCCTGTTTAACCTCTCCTTATAACTCAGGTCAGGAGACAAAAGAAAACATTAAGTTTTTAAAGAAGCTTATCGGCGGATTACATGCCCTTATTGATACACCGTTTTAGGAGGAATTATGAAAGAAATATTAAAAGAATGGTTTAAAGGATGGGATTGGGAACGACTTTGCTACCTTCTTATCTCTATCGTTCTCAGCTACAAATTATTACAGAGTTTGGAAATAGGCTTATTATGCACCATTTGGATTGCATTAATGAAGTACATAAATAAATGATACGAATAAAATTATGGTGGTTATGGAATGAGATTAAAGAAGAACTTAGTTATGGGTATAGATTTTATAAAGAAAATCCCCTAGATTTAGTAGCACTGGTTGTATCAATGACCAAATAAGTTTATCCCAGTTTTGAGCTATAGCTATAACGATAGGGATAATAGTAACAATGGTTTTTCATATTATGCTCTTTCTCTTGTCACTTTTTGCTCTTTTTAACTGGCTAAAATAAATATCTCCTTGGGTTGTAGTCACATAATGGTGCCCCATATATACCTCTCGACTATTCTCCATTCCTGGACCCCCATCTTTTAAGAGTTTCTTGTCTAATAGAAGTTCTGAGTACCCTTTCAACACAAATGGGTCAACATCGAAATAAACGGTAGCCTCTTGGGAAGTGGAAAGACGTTTTACATAAAAGTATTTTAGTAATGATTCTGACATAGAATCTAATCGCTCAAATGGTATGACATTACCTTCTTTCTGAGAAGATAATAATATATAGTTTTTGGTTTTGCAAGACCTAGAAAGGGGGTTAAAATGACTCGAATACTAATAGCTTTACTGGTGTTCCTTACTCCTCTAGTCTGTCACGCTGAATGGCGTACTGTGGAAGTCACTGCATATTGTGACCAAGGGTATACAGCTAGTGGTGAGTGGGTTCAAGAAGGGTTCGCTGCATCGGATGATTTACCGATTGGGACAACGGTTATCGTGAATGGGCAACGCTATGTTGTCATGGACAGGTTTGGTGGCGGTTATACCGACCATTTAGATTTGTACATGTCTTCTTATGACGACGCTGTTAATTTCGGTAGACAATATCTTGATGTGTACGTTGAACGATAGTAAAAAAGCCGCTGTTTGAGCGGCTTTTTAAGAATAAAGGAGATATTATGAATCCCAATAATATAAATAAAAAAGACCTAAGCAAGATGTGCGCAATAATTTCTATAGCGTCACTACAAACCATAATCATGTTCTGTATCTTATCGGTATTTTTTGCCAAAGGGTTTTTGCCTGGATTGATGTGCTTATTATTTGCTTTGGCGGTAGAAGGATGTATTGACTTCTTGTTTTTTCGGGACTGTTAGATATATCAAAGATGTGAACGAAAGGATGAAACAGATGAACGACCAAAACACAGCGGTAAATCCGTGTGCGTACATTAAAGCTAAATTTACAGACAAATCACTAGCATTGCGACTTAAGGATGGATACTTGGCTTCTATTGGTGCTGCTCAGCGTAAAGACATGCCAATGATTATTGAGCAACCTACAGGCGTGTTATATCTTAGGGACGACGCTGTAGACGATTTATTGAATACTATAGACTGTATGAAAAAGGATATAGATGAAAAGATATATAAAACATACACGCTTACAAATGATGTCCATACACTTCAAGCTAAGGTAGACCAACTAAACAAAAAGATTAACGATATGCGAGTACAACTGTTATTCGCTAGAGGAAATAGATAAAACAACCCCCCATGTAGTATTGCATAAATATCACATACATGGGGGTAAATATTTTATCGTAATATATAGGAGATAGGCCGTAAAAATAAATACTTAACAACGAAAACGTGTAACTTTTGTGTAACTTTTTAGGTGAAAAACTAGACTTTTTCTTGATTTTTTATGGTTTCTCACCAATTATCAATATGGTTCAAACATTAGGTAAATACTGGGTTTTATTCAGACCAGCCATCAGCAAATTTCTCTTGCTCCACGATTCCATTTCAAATCC